AGAACGTATCCGTTTCGTCGCTTTCAATCTTGAGCGAAATCTGCCTCCCACGCGCGCGCGTGTCTACCTTTTGGGTGCTCGGAGTCACCGTGTAGGGGTCCAAGGAGCTCGGGACTGCAGTCGATTGCGGGTATGGCCGCAACCTCAACTGCACTTCCAAATTGCCCTGTTGATCCTTAAAGTCAGGAATGAAGCGCTTCATGAACACCATGCTGTCGCCGTCGCCAATGTCAAAGTAACCGGACTGAATGTAGGCCGTGATCGGTGATCCGTTGGCATTTCTGCCCGTTTCCTGAAGGTAGACCCTGCTTCTTCCTGCTGTCAGGCCCTGAATCGTGTCAATGGTCGCGCTGGTATCGTTCGGCAAGAACTCCGTCCCGATTGGCCTTTCATACGTGCCAATGTCCGACCAAGCGGTTCGAGGCATACTGCCTACGTGCCAAGTGTTCTCAAGATAGTTGTAGGTGACAAAGCGGTCAATGAAGTCAGAGGCAGCCGAGCAATACCACCACGTCACCTCGTTGAACTGAGAGTTGACCCCGGCGTTGGCCTTAAAACCCTGCACCAGATTTATGTCTTTAAAGACATAATCCTGCACCGTACAAGGCAGCTTTTTGACCGTGCCATCAAACACGTAGAACGCCTCAGGGCCCATCCAAAACGCCAGTCCGTTGACGTCCACAGCCGCGTGAGGCCCGATGATCCCGCAGTTGGCGCCCAGCTGCTGGAAGCCAAAGGTATATGGGGGCCCGACATACTGCATGCCGTGAAGAGAAGTGTCCGTGAAGATCAAAATCTGACCACGTGACCTGATTGCCGAAACAATCGTGCTGCCGTCCGTGAGCCGTTGTCCACCGGCCGTGTTCGTTGCAGACTCAGTGAACGTGTTGATGTCCTCCTGATTGGAGAACCGAACAAACATTGGGTCCTGAGAACTTGTCGTACCGATGGTCGATTCCGTGCCAAAGCACACAAGGTGCCTGTCCGGCGTGGATACGAGCGCAAAATTGCTCCTTGTTGGCGCTCCTGCGATGGCCGTTGCTCGAACGCCAAGACCCGCGCTGGTGTCCCAAAGATAAATTCCACCCCCCACCACTTGGCAAACTACGTCCTCGCCAAAAGAGTCCAGTTGCCAGATTCCTGGGAGGAGCTCGACGCCAGCGCCGCTAGGACGAGGAGTGCCCCAGGTGGACAGCCCCCAGGTTCCTGTTCCCCAGCCAAAGTCAAAGTAGCTGACGTTCGCCCCGATACTAATTTGATAGGCGCCTACCGTAGAGGCGCCCCCGTTGCCTACGTCTGAGGCGTTTGCTGCCACCGGGGAGCGGATTGTGTAGCTGTTGGTGGTCAGGACCGACTCAATTTCATATTCCTGGTTAAGCACCGTCGCAGTGATTGTTCCACCAAGAGAAGCGGCCCCGCTGAAGGTGACAAAGTCCCCGGCAATTGCACCGTGGCCCGTATCGGCGACAGTAATTAGTGTGCTGCCGTCTGTTGCCGCAAAGGTCACATCGCCTGCGCCCGTGGTGCTGCGAATCGGGGTGACGTCACCCCAGGTGCCGCCGCGATAGACGTAGAGCTTTTTGTTGGTCCCCACCATCATGTGGGGCGCCCCGCTCAAAGAGTTCCAAGTAAAGACGTTGGAAGCCTGCCCGACGAGGTACGTCTCAACATCGCCAAAGTTTGTCCAGCCGCCTAGTTTTTCTGGCAGCCCGTAGCGAAAACGAATGTAGTCGCCGTCAATCCAGCCGCCTTCCGCACCATACTCAGTATTTTGCTTGTCTATTCCAGGCTTGAGGGCAAGGCGGAGATAGGCCATTTACTGTGAGCCCCAGGTCTTGGCTCCTGCTGCGGGGAGCGTGGTCACCCAAATAGACACGTTCTGAAGCGGGGCCCAAGGCTGACCACAGTTCGTGCATGTACCAGAGGCCTCTTCCAAGGCGCTGACGGGGTCCTTGCAATTTGCGCAAAGGACTTCGATCTCGTGTTTGGGCTCAACGCCAAACTCGGCTTTTCTGGCTTCAATGACGGTCTTCATTAGGCCACCAACCCCTGTAAATACACTGTTTTACCATCTTTCTTGGTTGCCGTCAGCACCTCTTTTTTGTTGTCCTCAGCCACATAAGAGACGTGCACCCAGCCAGAATCAGGGACGCCGGGGGTGTAGAACTCCAGAATCAATTGACGGAATTCAAGGTTGTCCCTGATCCAAGCGGCAAGGTCAGCGTTTGCCACGCCGGGGATCTCAATATCTGCTGCCTGCCCTCGGGTGTGATCCGAGTTACGACTTCCCCCAACCTTAGAATTAACGTCTGGATGCCGGTAGGCACTATTCACTTTAACGCCCATGCCGTAGTAGTCACGGACAGGCTGGAGGACTTTCTCAGCCAGCAGTTGCATCGCAGCAATCTCTGCCTCACCGGGGGTGTTCTCAAGACCATGACGCAGTGCGGTCTCGCTTTTGGTCATCTCAGCAAGGGTGAAGTTCTTGGTCAGGTTCATTTCTTCTTGTCCAAAATCTCGTCAAGTTGGGCACTCTTCTCCTTGGAACCGGCAGAAGATCCGAAGTAATAACCCAGCACCATGGTGACTGCTGAAGTCAACGCACCGAGCACGTAGATCAGGATGTCTTTGGACTGCTCGTCCACGTCGGTAAAGATGATGATGCCGTAGAGAATGAAGGTCAGCGCAACCGTGCCCAAAGCCAGAATTGGCGTGACGATCTTATTGAGCATGGGGGCAAACTCGCTCGTGGCAATCTGAACCTCCCTGTTACGGGCAGACTCCATCTCTTTACCCATTGCTTCTAGTTCAGCCAACTGACCTTTCTGGGCCATCTCCATGAGACTGGCTTGGGCCTTTGCCTTGGCTTCAGGATCGGGTAGTACTTTATCGAGGACTTTCTCCCCGATGGACAGGATTGCTCCGAGCGGAATCATTCTTTCTCCTCCTTCATAGCGTTAATGGCTGAGTAAGCGCCCTTGCGGCCCACAATCCCACCGATGGCTCCAATACACAAGAGCATTATGTCCTTGAGGATCGAGAGGTACTCCTTGTCAATCTCTGCAATCTCGCCGGGGTTCTGCTCCACAAAGGTCACAGCCAGCAGGATGGTAATCACAGAAAACAACAGAATGCCGGAGAGAATTAAAACAATTAGCGCCCAGACCCGGACTTCGATTTCTTCGGTTGTAAGTTCTTTAAACACGTTGCGGCTCCTGTATCCATAAGCACCGGGCACGGTCGCCGGTCTCTTTGTAAATCTCAGCCTTCCGAACCTCACAGTCGTACATCGTGGAGAAGGTCTCGATCCGTATCTCCGAGCCAATCATGAAGACCAAAAGGGCGTAGGCCATCACACCCCCCTGTTAATGATTGCCATGACAGCAGCCCAGACGACCATTCCGCCGATACCCACGATGGTTGCTCCGCCAATCCACAGAATCAGGTTGTCCCAGAAGGCTTTCTCAGCGGCTTCTTGATCCTGCTTGGCCTTGATCCGGTCGGCCCTGATCTTGCGGCGCATCTCACAGAACTTGCGGTAGCCATCCATCGACCCATAACCGCCCTCTAGATTGGCAAAGGCACCATACAAAAACTCGTGGCGAATGTCCTTCTCCATCTGCATCAACTTATGCTCTGCCTCAAAGACGTTAAACGCCTCTTGGGTGTCGTTGGAGAAGTCCAGTTTCTGGAAAATCTTGGCCTTTTTGGGCTTGTTCTTTTCCTTCTGGATGACCTGCTCTAACTGATCGGCAACTCCGCAGTACTTGGACAACTGACCCCAGATGCCCTCGGCTTCTTGTGCAAACTCACTGGCCTTCTTTAGCCCGCTCCATATCGCACTTGCCGTAGCAAGCAGGGTAATTGGATCCATTACTCCTCACTTTTACTCTTTGATTTGCTGCATGATCTCGTCGACTGACTCGGAGACCTCCCAAGAGTTGCCGTTCATGCCAAAGGCCACAGTGACCTTGGTTCCGTCTTCTTGGGTATGCTCAAAGAATGATGCAATGAGATCGGTGTTCAGGATCAAGCCCTCGCCGATACGGCCTTTAAATGCGTTCGTCAGTCGAATAAGTTTCACTCAGTCACCTCTACCCAGTTAACGGCCTCTTCATCCCATGTGTAACGCTTCGGGGGCTCACCCGTACCAGCATCAGCAGGCATTGCAACAGGAGCATCCCACAGGCAGGTTGTTTCGTTGAGCACCCAAGAGTTGTATGGCTTGGGGGGAATGAAGGCGTCCCGAGCAGCGTCGTAGGTGTAGCCCAGACCGGCGTAGTTCTTACGCAGAGGTGTGCCTCCCAAAACATGGACACCGCCACGGGTGTTGTATGAGGTCTGCTTGTAAACATCCCCCGTCCGAGCAGTCAGAGCGGCTTCTTGACCGTCATCTTCCTGCCGTCCTACCGTGACAAAGGTCACGACGTTGTTTGCATCTAACTTCGCAAAGTGCGCCATCTAAATCTCCTTATGAAAAGACCACGGTTTCCGACGTGGTTGAAGTTGCCGTTACAGTGTAGATATTAAACCCAGAAACAGCAGTTGAAAGTGACGAAGTAACCCCGCCTGAGAAGGAAGCAGTCACGGATGACGGGACTTTAATGATGACCACGCCTGAACCTCCGTTACCACCCTGACCGCTTGCTTGGTTTCCGCCGCCGCCGCCATCGCCTGTGTTTGCGCTTCCAGTCGCACCGTTAGTTCCTCCAGAACCATTACCACCATTTCCACCAGCGGCTCTTGTGACGCTTGAACCAGTAATAGATGAGGGAGTTCCCGCACCTCCAGCACCTCCTGTTCCCGTGCTAGTAGCACTACCCGCCCCACCAGCGCCGCCGCCGCCACCTCCACCACCATTGGTTGTAGCAGTTGACCCGCCGCCGTTGTTTCCTTGTGACGGAGATTGGGTTGGGGTATTTCCTGTTCCGCCAGATGTTGGAGAAAAAACGCCTTGAGCGCCGCCTCCACCACCAGAACCTCCGTTTACGCCACTAGCGGACGCAGCGCCACCGCCACCACCACCCGCAGAAGTTATCGTATTAAATACGGAGTTGCTTCCCGCAGTCCCAGTAGGACTACTACCCGTTCCACCGCCACCAACCGTTACGGTATAAGCAGTTCCTTTAATAAGGGTCTGAGCAGAAAACTCTCTGTATCCACCAGCACCTCCACCACCACCTCCTCCATTTGTGGTGCTTGATGCACCTCCACCCCCCGCACCCCCTGCAATCACAAGGTAGTCGGCAGAAAAGGCTGGGTAGAACGCCACGGTCTCGCTCGTTGTCGATGTCGCAGTAACAGAGTAGACGTTAAAGCCCGAGACAGCAGTAGACAGAGACGAAGTGACTCCAGATGAGAACACCGCACCGATGGTGCTTGGGACTTTCAGGATAACGATGCCTGATCCGCCGTTGCCACCTGCTGTAGTAGATCCGTTATAAGCACCGCCACCTCCACCCCCACCTGTGTTAACTGAAGCCGCTGTTCCTGAAGATGCGGCATTTACACCACCAGTACCACCACCACCATTGCCCCCTGCGCCAGCCGTGCCAGAAGTTGATGCCGCTCCTCCACCGCCCCCTGCTCTTGTAACAGATGAACCTGTTATGGATGAAGCAGTGCCAGCACCACCAGCACCACCATTTATACCAGAGCCATTATTACCAACAGCATTAGCGCCACCACCACCTCCAGCACCGTTACCTGCTGGAGATGCTCCAGTACCACCATTGTTTCCTTGTCCTGATGCGCCAGATGCGCCAGCACCTCCATTATCCCCACCACCGCCACCTGAGCCACCAGAACCACCAGAAACTGCTCTGATTCCACCATAACCACCGCCAGTGGAAGTGACAATGCTAAATACTGAAGAACTACCTTGAGCACCTATTGAAGATGATCCAGCCGCACCGCCACCGCCAACAGTAATCGTGTGTGAAGATCCGACCAAAAGCGACTGGGATGTTAATTCACGGTACCCACCAGCGCCTCCACCGCCAGATTGATTGCCAAAGTTAGAACCACCTCCACCACCACCCGCAATCACCAAGTAGTCAAGGGCGAAAGTTGTCGGGGTCTCGGAGAACGTGACCGTTTCAGAAGTTGTGGATGTTGCAGTGACTTGATAAACCGAGTTACCAGCCGCATCGTTGGTCTGTGTGTACGTTACCCCGCCAGAGAATGTCGCTGTGAAGATAGCGGGGACTTTGAAAATAACGATGCCTGAGCCGCCGGTGCCGCCACTTGTGTTATTTCCGTCATCACCGCCACCACCACCGCCGCCAGTGTTGGCAGTTCCATTGCCACCATTTTGCACATCTGCACCAACACCGCCATTTCCACCACCGCCAGCACCCGTGCCAGCAGTACCGCCAGCACGAACACCTGAACCACCACCGCCAGCGTAAGTTACTGATGAGCCAGTAATTGAGTTTGCAGTTCCAGCGCCACCGTTTGATGGGTTTCCAGAAGATGCCGCACCACCTGAGCCACCTCCACCTCCACCGTTATATGGGGATGAAGTATTATTTCCAGCGCCGTTATTACCTTGTGAAGGGCTTGTAGAAGGCGTATTACCTGTACCGCCTGAATATCCAGTAACGGTAGAACCTCTTGCGCCACCACCAGAACCACCGTTTGAACCGTCATTTGCAAGGCTAATTGTTCCACCAGCGCCACCGCCAGCAGAAGTAATCGCACTAAATACAGAGTTGTTTCCGTTCGTGGCTACCGTTGTTGTTGCAAATTTACCGCCTACACCGCCGCCTCCGACGGTTACGGTATACGCAGTTCCTATATTTAAAGTAGTGGTTGTAGATGTTCGATAGCCTCCTGCACCGCCACCGCCACCAGAGTATCCACCACCTCCGCCTCCGCCTGCTACAACAAGCAAGTCGGTAATCGGCACCACACGGGCAAATGTCACAGTCTCACTGGTCGTGGATGTTGCAGTCACCGAGTAAATATTGAACCCGCTGACAGAAGTCGAGAGGCTGGAAGTTACGCCACCAGAGAATGTCGCAGTTACGTTGTCAGGCACTTTGATGATGACGATGCCTGAACCGCCTGCGCCGCCATTTTCACTTGGTGAGGCGGCTCCACCACCTCCACCACCACCAGTATTTACTGTTCCAGCGTTTACACCACCACCATTCCCACCGCCACCAGAACCGCCAGAACCATTTGATTGAAGCCCAGCGCCACCCCCGCCACCCGCTCTAGTGACAGATGACCCTGTAATTGATGATGCCGTTCCTGCGCCACCTGCGCCACCATTTCCAGTTGAGCCAGCAGTTGAGTCAGCCCCTACTGCACCAGCGCCACCACCACCTCCACCAGCGGCAACACCTCCGACAGTCCATCTTCCTATACCGCCATTATTTCCTTGAGATGGACTTGTGTTTGGTGTGTTTCCAGACCCGCCATTAGCGGTTGCGTTTGGAGCAGAATATCCAGCCCCACCCCCTGACCCACCATCTTTACCTACTTGACCGGTCGAACTGCCACCACCACCTCCACCACCTCCGTTAGAAGTAATGGTAGAAAAAACAGAGTTGCCACCATTTGTTCCTTGAACAGCAGTACCAGTTGTTCCAGTTCCCGCTGCGCCACCGGCACCAACCGTAACTGTGTAAGCGGTTCCAAATTCAACAGTTTGTGCTGTGCTTGACCGATAGCCACCAGCACCGCCACCGCCTCCAAGATTTGTACCACCGCCACCACCACCAGCCACCACAAGCACCTCAGTAATCGGTGCGCCAGCAAGGAAAGTAACGGTCTCAGATGTAGTTGAAGTCGCAGTGACTGTGTATACGTTGTATCCGGGGACAGATGTGGAAAGCGTAGAAGTTACGCCCGATGAGAACGAAGCGAAATGCGAAGATGGGATTTTGATGATGACAACACCAGAGCCGCCGTTGCCACCTGTACTAACATTAGCACCGCCGCCACCGCCACCACCACCTGTGTTTGCGGAACCAGGACTTCCATTCGCTGTACTAACACTACCATCACCGCCACCGCCCGCACCACCTTCGCCTGCACCCGCTATAGCACCATCTTGAGAACTGCCACCACCACCGCCAGCCCTTGGTACAGAAGTTCCAGTAATATTTGAAGTAGTACCAGCACCGCCATCACCACCTTCAACATTAAATACACCAGCCGCACCAACGGCGCTTGCCCCACCACCACCACCACCGACTGAATTAGTTACCCCATCGGTGCCACCTATTCCACCGGCAGATCCTTCTGAGCCTGTGCCAGCCCCTCCAGCGGTATCAACAGAACCACCACCACCTGAACCACCAACGGCACCTGCTCTACTAGAAACAGAACCGCCACCGCCGCCACCAGTAGAAGTAATTGTTGAAAAAACAGAGTTGCTACCATTCACACCTTTTGCGGCCCCGTTAGTAGACCCACCACCGCCAGCGCCAACTGTGACGGTGTAGGCCGTCCCAACATCTAAAGTTTGAGCAGTAAATTCTCTATATCCTCCAGCACCGCCGCCACCGCCAGCATCTATACCACCACCCCCGCCACCAGCGATAACAAGGAAGTCAGCACGAATAGTTTCTTTGCCAGCGTAAGCCGCAAAAAGAATCTGAAGGATTCCGGTCATGTCAAGTTATTTCCCGAGATCAGCCACGTCGTGCTTGCAAGTTTAACCGCAGAGGCGATGCCATATTCTGCAAGTGTTCGAGAGCCTGTAGCCCCATCACCCGCCAAGTACATGGTGTCGTCTGTGATTGCAATCGTCAGATCGTTTGCTGAAAGGTTTACAAAGGTCAGAACTGTGCCCACTGCGTAAGCCACACTTGAGTTAGCCGGGATCGTGAACGTCCGGTCGTTTGCGTCCGAAGCAGGGTGGTAAATTGTCTTGCCAGCATCCGCCAGAACAGCCGTGTAAGCCGTCGATTGGGAGTTGACCGGGGTGTTTCTAAAGCCAACCGCATCCGTGCCGTCAACCGTACAAGAACTCAACACACCCGCTGTCGGGGTGCCAAGGGCAGGAGTCGTAAGACTGGGAGAAACAGCAAGAACCACCGCTCCGCTACCCGTTGAAGTCGTAGCCCCCGTACCACCAGAAGCCACAGGAAGGGCTGCACCAAGCGTCAGAGAGGGAATGTGGTCAACCGCTGTTACGACGTCCGTACCGTTGTTGTAGACCAGAACCGTCTTGCCAACCGGGACCACAACGCCAGTCTGGGCTGCAACCTTGATCGTAACGACTTGGTTGGTGCCGTTTTTAACGATGTAGTTCTTCTCGATGGCAGGCACGTTGAGTGTCGCTGCACCACCGGGGGTTCCACTAAGGTTTAGGTAGAGGGCTCGTGCATCTTGCAGAGCGTTTGAGTCTGTCAGGGTCAGCGTAACCGAGGTGCTTGAGACCGTGACGTCTGCTTTTCCAACGATGGCCTGCTCGATGGCAACGCCTAGATTGTTGTTGGTGGTGGTGCCCCAAGTACCGGATTGCTCACCGGTCGCTATGAGCTCAATTTTAAGATCAGAGTAAGTGCTTGCCATGACTTTTCCTTTATGCCGCTATCGGAACCCAAGTTCCGGTCTGTGAATCGTTGACAACCACCCAGCCACCGGCCTGTGAATCATTAACATTTTGCCAGTTAGGCACCTGATTGTCATTAATAGTTGTCCAAATTGTGACCGAGCCAACCGCTCCAGTGGCGCTGACCCCAGTGACTGGGATGATCGAGCCACCCTGCACCGTGACCGGGCTGACTGCTCCAGTAGCCCCGACTCCAGTGACATTGACCGTGACAGGGATGCTGGCAACCGCCTGACCAATAAAGCCAGTGCCCTGCACTCCCGTGACATTAACAACCGCACTTTGTATGACGACGACATCGCCAACCTGCCCATTACCCTGAACCCCGGTAACAGGGACAACGGCTGTTCCAGTCTGAACCGTTTGGCCAATTGCCCCAGTTCCCTGGACACCCGTGACCGCAACAATAGCTGCGGCCTGGACTGCCACATCACCGACGGCACCACTACCTTCCACCCCGGTGACTGGGACAACGGCTGATCCGGTTTGGGCGGTTTGTCCGATGAATCCTGTGGCTGAGACTCCGGTAACGAGGACACTTGCCCCACCAGAGACGGCAACGGCCCCAATAGCACCGCTACCTGCGACTCCGACGACGGGGACGACTGCACTTCCTGTGACTGCGACGTCTCCGACGAATCCAGCACCCTGGACCCCGGTGACGGGCACAGCAATGCTGGCAATGGCGGCAGCTTGACCAATGAATCCTGTCGCCGAGACTCCAATGACAAGGACATCCACCGAAGCCGATACGGCAACGGTGCCAATGGCGCCGGTGCCTGCCACCCCGTCAACCGATACAACAGCTGTGCCTGTGACTTGGGCCTGCCCAATAAAGCCTGTTCCCGATACTCCGGTAACAAGTACGTCTGCACCGGCGAAGACCTGAACTGCTCCAACCTGGCCGGTTCCCTGTACTCCATCAACATTGACAAGGGCATTTTGCTGGGTTTGAACCGTGACGGTGCCAATAGCGCCGGTGCCTTGAACACCAGCGCTTCCTTGGCCCCAACCATTCGACCCCCAGGCGTCATAGCCCCATCCACCCAGCGGAACAATGGTGACGTCCTGACCCCAAGGGACCTCGCCCCATGGGCCACTTCCCCAACCGGAGTAGGTCGCCACTTAATCATTCCTTAAGCGATACGGATAATCGCCCCAGTAGCCGTAGCAGCGGGGAAGACGATGGTAAAAGTACCAGCAGTAGAGGTCTTTGCACCACCGAAGTTCAACACGGCAACAGCAGGATCACCAGTGGCGGTGTCGTTGTAAATCAACGCGCCATAAGCAGTGATTGTGGCAGTCGTAAACGACAGGTCACTGAAATCAGTCAAGGCAGTCGTGCCGCTGGTGCTCACACCCTGCTTGGTCAGCGTACCGCCGCCAGCTGTGTAAGAACCCGAAGCACTCACCTCGTTGGTCGTGGTGTAGGCAGTCGTTGCAGCGGTGAACGAGGCACTGTTGTCATACAGGGCCAGCTTAAAAGTATTACCGCCGGTTGCAAAGTTGTGGACGCCCTGAAGGATTTGTTGCTTAAAGGACGTGGGCATTACAGTTGTGGTAAAAGCCATTTAGACTCTCCTTAAGAGGTTGGCGGCGTCTTGCTCCCCGCCTTGAGCGCAAATTTGGATGCAAGTGGCCCTTTCAGACCGCTTTGCCTGTTTCAGATATTCAAAGACGGTTCTTTGAACGCGCTCCCGGAAAAACTTCGCCTGCTCACGTATGGCCGGGGGAGCGTTCTCGGCCACACCAATAATTTTATCAGTACAAAGTTCCGATAGATCTTCGCACGAAAGGCCCCCAAAGTCACTCGTTTTGACGATTGGATTGGGCATTTGTCCAAATTTTAAATCAAGCATAGTTATGTCCTCAGGGCTTCGGGTGGGAGAAGGTTAGGGGCTTGCTCGATAGAATCCTTAACCTCAGAGTACTTTTTGGCCACAAACTGGTCATTTTCCAGCCCAACCACAAGGGGCTCGGCCAGCCGGTGGTAACCATAAAGCTTGCTCTGGACCGGCTCATTGGTGTCCAACAAGGACGATTCCTGAGCGATTCCAATTTTGATACCCCGCGAGATTGCCGTGGACAGCAAAAACTCACAGTTTGCCCGCCCAGCCTCTGCAAAATGAACATAACCCTTGTACGAAAAATCGATGCCGTAGAGGTGAATTTCCGCCACTTTTGCTGCAATCGCAAAACCAATCGCATAGGCCACGGTGTTGTTGAAGTACCCCGTTCGGCAGGAGTTCATCACCTCTTCCAAGGGATACTCCACCAGCCCAGGACAGCGAGAATCCAGCTCACACGTGTAAATCGGCCCTTTGTGCTCCTTGAGCACCTTGGACATGATCCCCGTCTGGCTGCCTGCATCCTCAGAGTCCAAGAACCGACTGGCCGGGTCCATCATAAAAACCCGGTCGTGGTAAATGACCCCTGCCATGCAGTTAATCGCCCATACCTCATCAAAATCAAACGAATGAGTCCTGGCCAGTATGTACTGACCGTGACTCTTTCCCATTGCGACTATTGCTACTTTCTTGCCTTCTAAATTTGGAACACCATTCATGGACCTGGACTTTCTGATTTCACGTATATGCGAGCCATACCATCACGGTATTCGTCACGACGACGACGGCCTTGTTGCTCGATTCCAAGACCTTGGATTGCCTCTTTGTAGGCATTGTTGAAATAGGCCAACATATCTGGTGGCCCTTTCGTGTAACTGTACGCCTGTATTAAACAAGCATACAGCAGCGCCTCCGGGGCATTAATACTTACCCAGGTGGTCGTGTTGGTTGAAGAAAGCTGGGCCGGTCTATAGATATACCCAAGCTCTACAGCATAAGAGGCCGCCGGAGTCGGCGCCACATAAAAGGTGTTTTGATCCCAAACAGAATAGTACTTAGGAATCCCAGTATCCGTGCCATCGGACCAATACTCCTTCATAAAAGAAGTATCTCGAAAGTCCAAAAAGATCTGATCTCCACCTGCCGAGGTTAGCATCATGTAGCGATGGGTCAGAATATCACTTGGGGCAGTCAAAAACTTATTATTGGCTGTCAAACTCCCTGCCACCTCAAGCTTAAAAACATCCAAATCGATGTCCCGAAGAATACGATTTTCGGCCATCGTGATGAAGGTGTTGATCACCGAGTTGGAAAAGACATTGGCGTCTACCTCGGTGTAATTACGGATGTTGGTTACAAGTTCGTTGTAGTTCATGTTGTAGTCACCGAAGGATCGCCCACATCACCAGTGCCTGCAACACCAGTCACAGAGAACGAGGCATCAGGCACAACCACTGTGCCTATACTACCAGAGCCGCTCACACTTGATAAGGGTACATTTAAGATCAAACTTACCGAAACAGGGTTTACAGTGCCAGTGGCGGACAGCCCACTAGGCCCAACAGGAGCAGCTCCGGCTATGGAAACATTGCCAATCTGGCCATTACTTGAGGCGCTTCCCGCAAAAGGAATGATGACGGAGTTGCCTTCAGCAGAAACGGAACCAATCTCTCCCGTGCCTTCTACTCCGTCTGTGAGATTGACCGCAGTGTTCGGTAACGTGACCGTCCCAATTTGGCCGCTCGCACTAACCCCAGAAACCAACACAGCTCGAGCATCGCCTCGCACAAGAACAGTGCCCACCGCACCATGGCCCATGGGAAGATCTTGAGGCGGGAAAGGCCGCATGTTGATGACATTGTTGGCGCTTCCAACGCTTTGGAAATACGTATACCCAGGCTGCCCAACATAAACATCCACCGGCTCGACCCGATCTGGTCGAGGCTCGAGCAGTGCAATAGCGTCTCCCCTGTACTTAAGGGGCTCTAATTGAGGTTCTTTGGGCTCGTAATCACTGGGGCAGACTTTAAATCCACGCCAGTTTTTCCTTAAAGTTTTATAAGGGTAACGTTGACCACAGTAGTCGCACAGGCCATACGAGTATTTACCCGTTGCGTAAGCCATTTCATACCCCTAGTTCTGGAACAAAGGAAACACTCGCTGTGTCCCGATCTTCCAACGCTGCCCTTGTAAAGTCTTCTTCGTAAATTTGCTTAAGCCCGACTGTACGATCAGGAGCAAACTTAAGAGACAAATAGTATGCCAACCCGGAAACTAAACAGGGCAAAAACCTGAAGTTGACGTCGGCTGTATTGGTATACGCCCCTGCATCCTCAATACGACGAATGCGATAGTACACAAGACTGTATGGGCCATTCGGGCGAGGGTATAAGAATACCTTTGTCGGATTAGCCCGCTGAACATAGTACTGAGCGGGGCGAGCACCAGTCTGTTTGTCTGGGATATTTAGATATTCTTCCCGGCTAATTCGATCAATTGTAATGTCAACTGAAGGAGACTGAGAGTAGTCCCGAATAACCGCAGACAACACGTTCACCGTGTCTGCATCCAAAGTAATTTCTGCCGTTCCAACCAAAGGATAAATCTGCTCTTCAATTGTCCAAAGATTTAACCCTCTATTGGCCCAATCCAAGAACATTAGATTTAAAGACCGGCGGGCTGACGACAGTTGATAGCCGGATTGCATACGCATTCCGCAACGCTCAAAGGCCTCCTCAACGATGTCGTCGATGGCTAGATCAAAAGTAGTCGTCCCTGAAGTTGCCATTATTCTTTGTACAAATTATCAAAGGTTACGGTCGGATCCATGTACGTATCATCTTGTTCTGCACAATGAATCCACTGGCTGGGCCTGAAATCAGGAGCTCCTTTTCCGGTCTCCCAAAAAGCAGGGCTCGTCACTCTCACTCGATTATTCGGCAAAGCCACAATATTTCCGGTCCACTTTCCCGCATCCGTCAAGATCAACACATGGCTTTGTTTGTGTTGCGCCGGACAGTCGGCTACTTCGCTCTCGGCATAATCCACCGTGAACAAGTACCGCCCAGTATAAAACTCCCCAGCTATTTTGCATAGCCAAGGGCTAGGACTGGTACGAGCAAACTTGATGACAGTGTGCTCATGCGAAGGGCAATCCCAAGGTTGAACCAAATGCGTAGGCATGCGCTCAGGCCAGTCATCCAGCGGGATATCCCCCACCAATGCCGTAATCGGCATCCTGGCCCACATTGCACCCCCATGTACATTTTCTGAACCATCCGCATCGCTCTCACACCCGGTAAATACCAGCTGAAAGCTCAGACAACGGTCGGGCATGGAGTTGACCGCAATCGCCATAGCGTGAAGGTACTCTCCATGATACTTCTGATGCATATGCGTAAACTCACGCCTCACCCAGCACTTAAAGTACGGGATGTTGCTGATGAGATACGACATTAGCTCTTCTTCCCGCCGCCTGCGTAGCCTTTTTTCTTCATTGCAGCACCACCGGCCGCATAGCCCTTGGTCATCATTCCACCCGCAGCCATGCCTTTTTTCATCATGCCGCCGCCAGCCATGCCCATTGCCATGCGCTTGTGCTCATTGATAGCCTCTCCACCTTTTGCCATCATCACCGGACCAGTTTTGTCGCTGGTCTTTGACAGCATCTTGTTTTTTGGGCCACTTTCAACAGCCCCGCCACCACGAGTGGCGCATCCCATTCCACGTCCAGCCATGATTATTTCCCCCTCATTGCACGGCCCTTGACATCTGCCGTTTTACGTTTAACCGCACGACCCATCTTATCGGCCATGTCCGAGTTCTTCATCATTGTGCCATCGGGCATTTTATGCATGCCTACCGGACCACCTTTTTTCATTTTGCCGCCAGCAGCGGAAGATTTCTTCTTCATCATGACTTCTTACTCCTTTTTGACAGGGTTGATACAAAAGTGGGCTTTGGCCCAGTGTTTCCAGCAGCTCTCTTGCGTTGCACTGCGGACTTGCGCTGTGCCTCGGTCAGCTTAGCTGCTTTCTTAGCGGGCAGACACTTGGGATATCCACCCCCTTCAGACGCTGATTTTCTACCACACTCGGGACGCTTGCCACCTTTTTTAGGCGCCCCAATATTGACCCATTTCTCACCAAACCACTTACCTAACCCACCTTTAGCCACGACTCTTCCTCTTCGTAGCTACTTTATTGTTGCCACCACGCCAGCCACCTCCAGCGGCTTTGTACTCCTTCGCCGCATACGCATTGGCATAAGCAGAGGGGTACACCTTAAATTTCGACTTGGCTTTCGCCTTAGCGGCCGCCCATTTAGCTGGGTTTGTTGGTGTTGCCTTGGCCATTGTTATCTTCTTTGCGCCCTAGCAAGGTCATCAATCTTGTCTTCAAGACGCTTGAAACCGTTGTCAAAGTGATCACGAATTTTTTCCAAATCAGCCCTGACTTCTGCACGAGTGATGTGATCACGAGCCACTTCCTCCCTGGTTTTATTCAGCAGGATGCTGATGCGCTGGAGTTCATCGAACTTGCCCTTAAGCATGAACACCATGACGCCTACTATCGCCGAAAGGACGATGTTCCATAACATCATTTCCATTTAGCACTTCCACCGTTTTCTAGCCTGTCGAATGCGGCTGTTGGGATCTTTTGCGGCCTCTGGAAATTTCTTCATCTGCCCAGCTGAACGAGCACAAAACGACTTCCGACGAGCCGCACGTTTTCCCGTGGGCTTGTCCTCAGTCACAGCCGTTTGAAGTTTAGAGCCAGGATTGGCGCGGCGATAAGCCTCCACGCCCTTTTTGGTCATGCCAGCACCGGCTTTAGTCGGGCGAAAATTGCCCGACTTTACCGATGTCTTGATGCCCATGCCCTTGGCCATTACGGAGTGCTCACTGTCACAGGCGCTACTGTTCCAGAACCTGAAACACCAGAGACAGACACAGGAACATCCACATCGACCCTTGCACCACCGTAGAAGTACAAGGTCACGCTGGTGACGTTGCTCAGATCCATATAAACCCCGGTCTTGAACAACAGACCGGCGTCCGGCAGGATCAAGTCCGTAGCCCCCACTGAAGCCGGAGAAGCAATGGTTGTCACCGGATCGGTGGAATCGTCCACTCCGTCATAAAGCCGGATATAACCCGCGCCACCGGTGCTCACAAAATAGATCGCCTGGACGCGAGTGCGTCCATTGATCATCTGTGCATCACCCGCGCGGGTTACCGACTGGAGATCACTAGCAAAGCTCATGATGACCTCCTATTAACGGTCAGCAGCGCAGAACAGATAATCGATAGTGGTTACCCGAGTACCGGTGGCGCTCCCGCTTACAGACATTGCACCGATGGTAAGGTTCTCATCGTCAGGAATGTTGGTTGTGTGCGTTGCAACAAGCTGACGATCGATAAAGAACTGAACCGAACCCGTGCTGTTGGCCCAAAAGCCAAGACGAACATAGGTGTCATCGGCAAGATCAATACCGGAATCGGTGGAGGTCTCCGTGCCATTCTTTTCGGTCTTGCACAGAATGGAGGCATTGCCATCATTGACTTGGAAGACGATACGATCGGCTGCAGTCAGCATGGCCTCAGGGTTGGTCGCAAAGTTAACCGTCAGTCCAAAGCACAGATCGGTCTGGTCAGCATCATTACATTTGATGCGGGTCTCGAACCAAATGCTCTTGTCCGTCTGAACTGCGAAAACCTCATTGCCTTGAAGCGAACCACCATCGTCATCAGTCGTGGCAGTAGAAGTAATCGCGACCTCACCATTGACCGTATCGGCAACGATTGCAACAGTGGCTCCAGAGTCTTTGACCACGGTCCAATCATTGGTCGAGTCAAGGGCGACTCCAGTAAAGTCGTCCATGTAGCTGACATAGTCAACGTTGTTGCTAACTGGTTGATCGGTCCACCAAGGACCAGGAGAGTTTTTGCCCGTGAATAGCACTGGGCCTGTAAAGTGAACGGCCATTTAAGGCTCCTTTCGTGTAGTAGCACATCCCCGTACCGTCTCTACTAAGTCTGCTAGGTCAGTCGGTACAGGTAAAAATCCTAGTCCCTTAATAATAAGACAAAAAAGGGGGCTTGTCGCCCCCTTTTTCTTGCTGCTTTTTAAGCTGCGCCGGGAGATCCGAAGATGCCACGGGGATCGCTGAAGCCGAAGCTGTAGCGCTCACGAGCCTTGTAACGGACGTTGCCGGTGTCGAAGTCGCCTTCAAACGCCGTCTTGATGCCCACACGCTGGAACATCTTCATGCCGTTGGGAGCGTCAGTCTTAATGAAATACGCATCCGGGTCGGTCAGGAAGTGGTTAACAGCGTAGCCCTGAGGAACCATGCCCATGTTACGGATGGCGTTGATGTCGTTGTCTGCAGTACCAACACGCAGAGTGGACTTCAGGATGCGATCCGCCGTGAACTGGAGTTCCTTAGGAATAATGAGCTTCAGACCTTGAACAGCGATCTTCAAGCCACGCTCGTCAGTGAACGCAGCGATGTCGATCAGCATCTGCTCAAGAGAGGTCTCAGACAGGTCAGCAGGGACTGCCAACTCGTTCTTGAGGACCGGGCCCGACAGGGTCGGGTGATCGTCAGCACACAAGGGCTTGCCGTCACCGCCGAGAGAGGTGGTGAAAGCGCCGTTCAGAACAGCAGCAGCCTTGATTTGCTTGGTTTGAGCCATGGAACGAGCAAGCGCCTTGGTATAACGAGCCGAAAGCTTGTCATACAGGTTGTCTTCCACCGCCTCTTCCGTCAGAGAGAATGCAAGAGCAATCGTCTCGTGGGTATAGCGAGCGGTATAGACTTCCTGAGCGTTGTCGTAAGCCACGCCAGCGCCTTCAGTTTTCACTGGGGCGTTGCCGAAGCCAGAGAGCATCACTTCCTCTTCAAATGCACGATCCGAAGACTCGGTGTCATAAATCTCTGCATGCTCGTTTTCGTAGTTTTGATACTCCAAACCGAAAAGGGCATTGAGACCGGGCTCAAGCTCTTTTACTAGTTGTGCGCGGGAAATAGCCATTTGTCAGACTCCTTACGATGCCACGCCAGCCACACCACCACTGCTGTAGCTGTGATTGTTGATTTTCACAACGAGTTGAGCATAAGCGCCAAGTTCGTTGCCCGGTGCGTCGTACAGACCGACAATTTTCAGGTTTCTACCAGCAGTGGTATCAGGAGCGCCAGTAGTAGTCATGCCTGATTGTCCAGTAGTAGTGCTGCCAGTTCCCTGAGTAATGTTGACGTTTTCGCCGATGTCAGCTTGAACGATTGCCTGACTGTCAGCCTGGATCAGGAACAGTTGGCTAGGATCGTCAAGGATGTCTGCTTGCAGGTCTACAGTGTAGGCTGCGTTGGCAATAAACTTGTTTGACCAAGTGGGCTTGCCGGTAACAGGGTCATCATAAAAGACACCATTGAATACGCCCACGGCAGCCGCGTCAGCGACAGCCAGTTGAATGTATCCACCTACGATACGTACCAAGTCGCCTTGGAAAAGATTCGTGCCGTAGTCCTCTTTAATCAGATACCCATACTGCTTTTGCGCTCCCGTGGCAGAGAGGTTGCCTAGAGGGCGCATTCCAAAAGGATTGTTGGAATTTGCCATTTTTTAAGTCCTTTAAAGGTTAAGTGTCGGCTTTAGGGCCGCCAAAAGTGGTTCTCGAAGAACGATCTGGACGGTTAATGACCATTGTTGAATGGGCATTGGCCTTCATCAAATCATTATCCAGAGCCTCAAGCTGATCTTGGGTGCGCCCTTGGTAGTAGGCATTGCGCTCCGCCACAGTCTCTTCTGGAATACGTGCCAAAAGCAGTCCGCCAACCTTGATTACTCCGGCATGGCGACCATCTTCGGCCGTCGGAACCACATACTCAGGGTGCTCTTCGCCACGAACAAGTTCGTAGCCTTCACGAAGTTTCCCAGCAACATTGCTGCGATCTTCCTGACCACCCGCTTCTGCGCGAATCCAACGATGTTTAAATCCAGGGGGAGCTGCGGGAGCATCCAAGCGCGAAGGAGGTGCCCATGGGCGCCGACGATCCTCTGACTTGCGGCCAGAAGCCGAACGAGCACTGCGGTCAACTTTAACTTGATCTTCCATGATTATCTCCTAACGTACTTTGCGTACTCTTCCAAAGGAACTCCTAGCCGTCTTGCCATACTCACCTCACTAGGTGTGAGTTTGACGGTCCTGCGCCCACTTGTCCCAACGGAACTCTGTCCACGGGTGGCAGGAGCAACGGTAGGGGCGTTCACTTGCACGTTGTCCTGTTTTTTGAATTTGTGCGGGAATTCCTTTCGGATTCTCCGATTCAATTCATCGTAATACTCATCTGACGATAAGTCAAACCCTTCGTCTTTTAGCTGGTTATGGATGCCAAAAGCCGCATAAGTCATGGCCTGATCCGCACCAAACCACTCGTTTTTCTCTGCCCATTCTTCAGCTTTAGGGCTTGGTTTTGGCTGAGCAGGGGGCGGAGCATAGATCTGTGCGGGCTGCTGGGGCATTTGAGGCATCTTTTGCTGCGCTGCAGTCCTAGAAGCCGCCTCATTCATGCGCTCTTGCTGTAATACCAGCTGAGCCAGCATTTTTTGGGCCTCAACTGCCGCTTTTCCATCCCCACGTTCCACAGCGTCTTGCAGATTTGCTTCCACGATCGCCAGTTGTGACTTAATACGCCCGGAGGCCTCCGTCACATAATTCTCGTCCATGGTTTGCGCTCTTTGCTGAGCTTGCGCCAGCTGAGCCTGCACTCCCTGGGCATACTCCAGAGCCGCCTTTTCGCGCCGTTCTGCCTCGCGAAGCTTGGCCGTCATCTTATCGATGCGTTTTTTGACTCTGTCGCTGTATTCTTCGTGCTCTTTCTCGTCGCCTTGATCAGGAGTTTCCGAGGCCTCCGCAACCACAGCTACGGTTTCCCCATCCTTTTCCTCTAAAACGACCTCTGTTTCCTGATCCTGCTCCGTGACGTTATCCGGCACTTCAGCATCAGGGTTTGGTACATCTATGTCTAATTCCATCTGAGCATTTTTAGGCATGGCAACCTCCTTAAACCATGTGAAGGACGTCTTCTGGATCCTTTACTCGGGCCAGAATCTCGTCGTCATTAAGAATGCGTATCTCACCACCTTCGATGTTGATACGAGCTCCCGCATATCGAGCAAAAATCACCCAGTCCCCCTTCTGACACCAGGGACCATCAGGAAATTTGTCCGAGTCTTTGTACGCCAGTGGCCCAACCTCCACCACATACCCACAAACAGTGGCAACTTGCTGTTTCTCGACGGCCTTTTCAGCCAAAACAATTCCACTTTTAGTGGTATTAGGAGGCCTGTAAGGAAGAACCACGATCCTCCAGCCTGTTGGCACCGGAATACGCTCCAAAACACCCTCGTCCATCTTGTTCGGGTCAATGGAATCTTTCTTTTGCTCCTCTTCCTCCTGTATTTCTTTCGCCCACTTCTTCTGAAGTTCGGTCATTTCTTCCATCACATCTCCTTTATTGCGCGGAAAGAGTCCGCGAACCCGTTTACTGCTCTTCTACTTCGGACAAAATCTGCTTTAATTCGTCCTCTACCAGGGCAAGCGCCTCGATACTTCCAATCAAATGGCGGTAATGCTCCATGTTTTTAGCGCCCCCAGAGGCCACGGCCTGAGTCAACTCAGCCCTCCGCTGGCGAATAAACTTTAGTATTTTTTCAAATGGATTCATATCAGGCAATCATAGTCTTATTCTTGGCGTCTTTACGCAGAACGTAACTCACACCAGACTTTGTTGAAGGTGTTTTAACCTCCCGAGCTTTGCTCAAAGCAATAGCCACAGCCTGCTTTTGAGCCTTTTTCTTGGATTTGGGCTTTGAGGTGCCCAACTTGCCAGTTTTTTTGTACGACCCCATCATCTCAGAGATGTTGGAGGACACGGTTTTCTTGCTGCTACCAGATTTAAGCGGCATTTTGGCCCCTTTCCATGATGTCAAGACGCTCCCGAGCAATTGCAGCCTTCTCACTCGCAATCTGCTGGTTTTGCGCCAGTTTTGCCTGCGATTCTTGAGCATCTTGTTGCAGTCTTGCCTGCTCAAGGCCCATTCTTGCCTGCGTTTCCTGCGCCTTGGCCTGAGAGTCAGCCTGACGCAGAGCCAATTCCTTCTCTTTCAACTGCACCAACGGATCAGGACCTTCTCCTGCAAGTTGTGACGAGAGCTGACGCAACTCCGCCATGCCTTGCGCTACGAGCATTGCAACCTGAGCCTCTTTTTGAATGTCCGACACCATGCTGCTGGCTTCCACCCCATAGGTTTTAAAGTTCTGAGCCTCCACTTGCTCCTCTGCCTTAATCCGAATGTGCTCCAAAATATGCTTCGTCATATTTGACGCGCCAAATGGATTGGCCTGAAGAACCGGAGACATGCCCTGAATCAAATGGGAAACAATATGCGCATCATGCTGCTGACCAGCAAAAGCTTTAAGCTCTTTTCCATCAATCGCGTCCGCATTTTCGGAAGCAGGATCCTTAGGTTTGGGGTTCTGCGTATCATCCGGTTTGAGAATCGAGTCCACATCCTTTGTTCCCAAAGCCTCATACATCCTCCGATACGCTTCATACATGTTGTGGATCTGAGGCGCACTCTTGGCTAACTCCAACTGAGCCTGCGCCATAGCAATACGCTGCGCCGCCGAGAAAATATTGGGGTCGGCCACCGGAACAATGTCCACCCGATCATCAAAGTCTTCCCGCTTAATCGTCCGGTCCCCACCAATGACGTCATACGGGTACTCGTCAGGCAAATACTTGTGAAAGCACTTGGCCATCAACTCAAACTCAAGCTTCTGCGCATAATGCAGCCGCTTGTGAATGCCAGACATGATCATCGACCCACGCTCTAAAAGCGCAATCGTCGTTCCCACCGCTGCCTGCTGATTGCCATCCCCAACCTGCATGTCGGCAATGCTGGCAACCCTGCGCCCTGCATCAATACAGAATCCCAGCAACACAAACAACGTCTGGCTGGGCTCCTTGTACGGCAGCGGCAATAAAGCACTCGATAGCTCCGCACCACCCGCATCAATGTCCCTAAATTCACCCGGTTGCAATGGCTTGTCATCGTCCGCAATCCGTAAGCCCCTGGCCTTGAATCCGGCAGGCAAATTCGACAACGTCCCCGCATCCAAAAGTTGTTGCAATGCAGCTGTCGCCGCCTTGTTTAGTCCACCAATGATGTGGACAAGGCCATAACCCATACAGCCAGGACCGGGCAGGAACATGTAATGCACGAAATACTGCTCCGGGCAACACGTCTCATCGTCCTCGCCCCAGTTGCGATAGATCGATAACACCGTGCCAGTGTCCTTGTCCACCGTGACGATGTAAGGCTTCTTGACCCCATCCTTCGAGTCACCAGGGATTTCCAACTCAATGTAAGCTTCAAGCAAGGTGTACTCGACATCCTCACTATTGGGCGAGAACCCCGAAACACGGTTCTCGGACTCCTGGATCTGCGTGGTATTGGGATACGCTGGAATTGCAACATCGACATCCAAATACGTGCCATTGACCTGACGCTTGCGCAACTCATTCGAGGACATCGGAACGATTTGAATACAGCGCTCGTTCTCCCACGGATTGCTTGAGCCGTGATAAGGCATGACAAAGTTGTCCGGCGTGATAAAGGGCGACACACACCGCCGCTTGTTCTCGTCGAAATACACCTTCTTAAAGGCCGACCCACCATAGCCCACGTACCAGAGCATCTGGTCAAAATCAGGGGTGTACTCCTTCATGACCGTCGTGATCTGGTAGTTCATGAACTCCTTGACACGCTCCGCCTGCATCTCGCGCGCACGGGTCTTCTTGCCAACCACCTGTGTGCGCACGGGCCCGCTCGAGGGCATGAGCTCTTTCATAGCCTGAGCCGTAAACTGAAGAATGGCTTCCGTGATCAACGGAACCATCGCACTGGACGCACCACGGAAAGGCTTGGTCTTCTCTTCCAATTGGAAGCCCAAAAGCTTCATGCCCTGGGAATACGTCTGCTCCCACTCCTGGCGGCTGCTGGTATCCGCATCCAACATAGCCAAAATGTGCTCAGAAATTTGAGCTAACTCGTCATCTTCCAGTTTGGCTGCAAGATTCTCGTAATGCTTGGTGTCGCCCAGCTCTTTCTCTGGCTCACCCATATTGATCGTCGCCCCACCATCGGCGTCGAGGACGATCTCGATTTCCTCAGGAACCTCGACCTCTTCTTCCTCTTCCACAATCACGTCCACCTCCTCCGGTGACCCGTAGATTGCTTTTTCAATATTTGATGGCTTTGGCATTGTCTTTCCTTATAGTGGCTCTTCGCCACGTAGGGCGGGAGTGAGGTACTCGTAATCCTCGGTGATGTCCAATTTGTCTACATTATTCTCTCGCATGTAATTGCGGAAGAAACTGTCCACTTCGTCTGCAAACATTTCCGCATCTGCGCTGTTAAAGTTTCCTTTTATCTGGGCAACCGTCCTGAAATCAGATCCGGGGAGACTACTGCTTGGAATCCCAGGACGCCCTTGACTTGTGTTCAACATTTGAATGGTCAGCTTAGGATATCCCTGAGAATCCCGCAGAGTAAAGAACTTTGACTGCCCATCAAGGTATTGATTGTAATAGCTAGGCTGCTTGATGCAATGTTGCGCCATCAAACCTTCCGCCTTCATGCCGTCTGCGCTCGTAATCTCATACCAACCTGCTACCTCTTTGTTTTTACCCAGGGCTGAATTCTTCAACGGAACGTTGTACTGAGTTTTGGTAACCCCCAAAAGCGCTTGATCTGGAGTAACTGGACGCCCCTTTTCCATTCGATTCAAAATTGTTTTTGGATTAGAGATATTTGTCCAATTACCCTCAGCCCCAACGACTAAGTCCGCAAATGTAGCTTTTTGCAACTGCGCAGGCGTCAGGGTTGCCGCGTATTCTGTGATGTCCCTCATGTCAAAGGGACTGAACTCTTGGTCCCACAAAACATTGGAATCCAATGAGTAGACCGGCTGGCCTTTCCTGATCGCTTCGTCAAAGGCAGGCGTGTCACGGACCAAGGCGTTCAATATGTCAAGCCTTGATGCCCCCGTCTCAAGAACTTGCCCTGATCTGCTAAACGGATCTGTTGTATCTGGCATCAACGTACTTGCATACGTTTTGCCTCGACGGAAAGACAGGGCAGACGTTGGAGCCCCTTGTTGTTCTAGCACTTGGTTGTAAAACGTTTCATACACATCCGCCATGGATCCATGAGCAGCTTCCATTGCTTCTGCCATCACGACTTCTTCTGGAGTCCGCATGTCTATGCTGCTGGTCCTCCATTTAAATTTCCCGCCAAATGCCTGCCTGAGATCAGTCTCAATGTCTTTGATGCTCTTTTTCTTCATCTCTGGCGTCCCAACCAACTCGTACAGCATCTTGGTCATGGCAACGGTCTTGGGATCAGAGGTTGTAGTTACCTTTCCAGCGGCAGGGTCTGCATGATTGTCGTAGTAATACTTAAGCGTTTTTAAGTAGTGGTTTTCAAATGCGTCTAAAACATTTTCTGTTTCGAGTCCGGGCCTTTCTCCCCACCCGTACTCATCGTCATCAAATCTTCTGCCTGCATTTTCTTCGTTAAGCTTTCTTCTCAACTCTGACCTAAATGCATCTACGTTGGCATTTGTTCTTGCATCAAAAACCTCAAAGTCATTTAAAGCGTCTTTTACTTGACCGATGAAGTTTTGGACCATTGCTTCGTTTCTTTGCTTAGCCTCTTCCGATGCTTCGCTTGATGCTCTCCTCATACGACTAACCATCGATTCTAGCGCTTCGTCGGCCGCTCTCCCACCGTCTTTTTTGGCGTAATCAAAAAGATTCTGGTCGGTAAATGCCCTCTTCATGTTTCGCAGGGTTATTTCCGCTGCATCCTGCATAACGGGGACTACCAACTTTTTGGCCTCTGGGTTCATAAAGAAGCCAACGTCCGTGTACGGGCTGATGATTTCTCCCGTTTGGTCGCTCAAAGCGTCGTACATTTTTGAAAGAGCGATTTGTGATTGTTCTTGCTGCAGCGGAGTGCCCGTCTCGCCACGGGCCATGGCTCGAAGATCGTCTAAGGTCAGACCAAATGCAGGAACTGCGGGCCGATTGGGCATTCCGGCAGTGGGCTCTGTCCAAGGATTTAAATCTTTTAGCTCCAGTGGAATAAATCTCTCGTAGTTAAGCTGCATGTCTCCGGAAATGCCGCCACCTTCAACTTCATTCATCCACTTTGGTGTCCAACGCCCATCAATAAAGGCTTTGTACAAAGGATCTTTGACCGTGCCGAAAGTCGTCGAGAAGTAGTCTGCTGCCTTGTCAGAAATAGTCTGGATTGCAGGCGCAAAGTTGCCAAAGACCTGAGCACGGTCGGCTTCTTTGGCAATCCGACCTTCCAACATGCTCTTTTGACCTTGAAGCTCTTCAACACGGCGAGTGACGCGAGCAAACTTCTCCGGATCTTCCCTGAGCTGGCCTATGGGCATGTTTTGCATCTCAGCAAGCGCGGTATTCATCTCCGTCAAGCTGTTGTTCGTATTCCCAAGCTCACGTTGCAGTATCCGGACGTAGTCATCCGCCTCTAATGAGGCTTCTTCCGCATATCTTTGCGAAACCTTAGCGGCTTGGTAAACATCGCCTGTTACATCCGCTCGAGTTCCCAGAGGACGGGTGGCGTAGCTTGCACTTGCCCCAGCAAGGACTTCGGAGGGCTTGCCTAACATGGCGTCGTAAACCTGCTCCGGGGTCAAATTAGGGTCCCCGGCCTTCTCACGCAGTCCTGGCATGACTGCTTCTTCAACTTTTCCCTTGGCCTGCTCGCCCAAGTACCTTGCAGCACCCGGCGCAACACGCACATTGAGCAGCTGCGCCTGCGGAAGCAACGCATCGAGCTTGCTCTCCTGCATTGCCTTGCCAAATTGCTGCAAATACTCCCGCCCAGCCGCTGTTCGAGGCATGTAGGTCAGCGCTTCCATCACTTTCCCGGCCTCTACATTGGCTTCATTGATGTTTTTGCCACGAGCCAAGCCTGTTACCGCCGCAATTGGCGCCGCAACAGCCCCTGTTGCGATCGTCGCACCGGTTTCTAGCAGGCCTCTTGCTTTTTCTGCGAGACTTAACTCTGGTTCAGGTTTCGGTGTCGGTAAAAGTACCCTCCCATCGGGCCCAATCTGTGGTACTTCATTGAGCGAACGCTCCCCCTGATGCGGACTGCCCGCTTGACGGTACACAAGACCACCTTGCGCCATCCTCCGAATTGCTGGAGGACGCATTCTTTGCTGAGGCTCCTCTTCGCGAGCGACAAATTGAAAAGGATCGACCGGTTTTTGCGACTTTATATATTTCTGAAGCGTCGCTGCACCCGCTGGCGCCCCCCTTTCACTGTCCTCTTGCGTTGTTCTGAGCACTTCGATCGCTTTGGACATGACTTCGTCCTCCGGATCACTGTCTGCCAAGAAGTTCAACGCCAGCGCCGTGCGATAACTGGTCGGTAAAGTGTCTAAAGAAGCCAGTTTCATCGGTTTTTTAGCCGATGGAGACACTCCCTTGGTCGCTTTTTGCGTCTGAGTCGCCGCTTTGGCTATTTGAGTACGCTCACCAAGGGGCACACCCAACGTAGTTTCAGCAAAATCCCACCCACGCTTGGGCTGAGTGTACGGACTCGAGGGCAAAGACGCCCAAGTCGAGCCCAATTTGTCTATCGCCGAGCGAAAATCACCCTTCTGGACATCCTCCAAGGCCCCTTTCCTGCGGATTAGTTCGATCGCAATGCGATCTTGGCTTTGCGGAGAGAAGTCAGTGATGCCTAATTTAGGCGCATAGTCATCGTAAGTCGTCTTCGTGATCTGGTATTTACCAGCCGCCGTACTCGGGCCCTCTTTGGTGCGCAATCCGACCACACTAGGATGCTTTGAGAAGTCTTGGAACTTCTTCCCACCGACAATGACGTTGTAATCCGCCCCCTCAGCCTTGCCCAAGAAGTCCAAAAACTTCTGCAAGTTCTGGTCCGTGGGCCGTGTATCACTGTCCGTGCTCGGCATCACCGGTTTCGCATTTGGGTTAGGCACAGGTGTCTGCATTGCCCCAGTCCTTAGTAATAGACGTACTGTTGTTCTTCAGAAGGCTCGTCCTCAAAGTCATCCGGCAGCCCAATAAAATTGCCCTGGCGGAATCGGATCACCGCTTGCACAGCACTGTCCGTGAGGTCATCATTTTCTCCAAACGGAAACTCCGCCATCTCCTCAACAACTTCCTCCGCCCACGGCTGGTCAGGGGCCCATACCATCCCCGCCTCAAAAACCGGAGACACCGAGTTCGCTCGACTGACCTTGTCCGTCGATTTGTTGCGCCCTCCAGGTGAGTAGTTTACTACCGGAATGCCCGTTCTGCGCAATTCTTGCGTGAGCGGCAGCCCCGAAGCCTTCGCTTCGATTAACACACAGTCCGGGTTCCAGAACTTGTAAAACTCCAGCGCCTTTCTCTTTAACTCCGGAAAGTCCCACCGCCCCTTCTTGGCATCCAACAAAATCAAACTGTCCGGATCATCCACACTGGGCTGAAATACTCCCCACGTCGTAATCGCAGAAAAGTCGGCCGTCTCCTTCTTGGAATACGCCGTGTCATAGCTCTGAATGATGTACTTCAGGCGTGGAATGTTTTCATGCGGCCAAACCTTCCACCACTCCCGCTTGAATATGGCTCCTTCTTCCGAGGTCGGGTTCTGCTGCCACTGCGCACTCCACTTATTAAGAGGCAACGCAGCCTTGACCGCCAACAAATCATCTAACTTCCAAAACTCCGGCCAACACGGCTTGCCACTGGGCATGATCGCCGGAAACTCAATCACATCCCACTTGTCCGACCTCGAATCTCTGGCCTGATCCTTCAACACCATCTCGGTCAAATCCTTCTTCGACCACCTCGTCATGACCAACAAAATCTTGCCCCCAGGCTGCAGCCGCTGCCGAGGTCCCGACGTGTACCACTCATGCGCCGCTTCCATCGCCGTCTCCGACAACGCATCCTGCTCCGAGTGCGGATCATCAATGACCAAATAATTCGCACCACGACCCGTCATCGCACCACCCACACCAGTGGCAAAATACTCCCCACCCTTGTTCGTTTCCCACCGGCCCGCCGCTTTACTGTCCGCCGCCAACGCCACCTCCGGAAACACCTCCTTGTACAACTCCGAATCCATCAGGTTCCTGACCTTGCGACCAAACCGCATCGCCAACTCCCCCGTGTGCGTGGCCTGAATAATCTTCGACGTCGGATCACGGCCCATGAGCCACGCTAAAAACAAATACGAAGTAAGCTCTGACTTACCATGTCGAGGCGCAATATTAATAATGACCCTGGTCAAATCTCCACGGACCAGGGCCTCAAATTTCTCCGCCATGATTCTGTGATGCGGGCCACATATGAACTCCGGCCACACATACCGCACAAAGTCCAAAAAGTTCTCCCTCGCCCGCTCACGAACCTGCAACTGCTCAAGCCTGTACTCCAGACGAGCAATCTCGGCCGACGGATCTTGGATCGTGGTCATTTGGCTGCAGTCATCGTTTCTTAGTGACCGCTAACTTCACCATCTTTTTCGCTGGCCTTCTTGCAATTCCATACCCACGAGTAGCAAGGCCACCCTTCGCCATCTTCAAGGGCCGCTTACCAGGGACCTTCTCTATATCAGCAGGATTCATCCCACCACCCGCAGGCGCAGACTTATTGCCATACATTCCTTGGAATTTTTCCCACTTTCGTACATGCCTCTCCAAACCCATAATCGCCTTGTCCAACGGATCTTTTGGATCAAGCGGTTTGTACGGCGGCGTCTTTGGCTTCTTGGCCTCCTCCGCCATGCGCTTTTCTTCCTTGTTCATCGAGTCCCACCACTCCTGCAAGTCCCGCTCATTTTGTTCGGAGCCGGAATACATCTCACGGCCCGCGTACGACGGTTCAGGTTTCTTTTTCTTAGGCATGCATGACCCCTAAATAATCTTCCAATTACCAGCAATCGCCTTGTCCACCATACCACCCTTGGCCATCTTCAACGGACGCTTTCCAGGAACCCTCTCAATATCCATCGGATTCATCCCACCACCGCCAATTCCAACTGCCCTGTTTGCAGCCGCTTTCTCCCGAGCACGATCTACTATTTCCGTAATCTTCGAGCCAAAATGAATTCCCCGACCCCTATCCCCAATCGGACTTTCCGACCGCATAATCTCCACCGGATGCATCCCCACCGCAGGCCTCGTTGAGTACGGCACTTCTGTCAATACCGTCCCCGCCCTTAACGTCTGCGGCTCTCCCATCACAAACTTTCCCTGCACAAGTTTCGAGGGCCGATAAGTATGGTCCTGCGTTAGCTCTAACTTCGCCCTGCCAGTAGGCTTATTTTCACTATCTAAAATGGGCAGGAATCTTGTCGCTACATCTTCTCGCTGAAACGTCATACCAACCTTGTTCATTGAATCCCGGTCCAAAAATATTGTCTTTCCAGAACGCTGCTGCAACCCCGTGCTCTTGTCCTCATGATTCGCACCACTCCGATTACGTTGCGAGGTCTGGTCATCAAAAAGCGCGTACGTCGAACCACGGTCCGTCATGAACATAGAAGAAACGTTTGGCGCATTCTTAAATGGTTCGTAGTCCATAGCAGCCTCAGGTTTAAATTTTTTGCAAAAATTTTTGTGGGAAAAGTGTTTGTATGATACCGGGGGTGTTTTGAAATTGCCAAGTTTTCGTTCGTTGGCTGGCTGGCTAAAACTGAGTTTAAAGGGGCAAAGCAGGAGAGACGGGGCCAAAAGGTGGGAAGCAGTCAGACAGAACAGAAGGAACACAACCAACTCTCAAGGGACTCCAGGCGGGCCCGCCCACCCCCGCCTCCACCCTTTGTGGGAGATGTTTGGGAGTGATAGGCATTGCCTATCACTTCCCCCCGTCCAATTGCAAAATGCAATTGGACGGGAAGACTGGCGCGTGGTACGCGCCAGACAGGAGAGTCAGTCCTCCAGCTTGAGCGTGGTGGCGTCCTCCAGGGCTGGGGCCGCGATCGCGGATTCGATCGCGGCTTTGGCGACGGCGGCGTTGGCCTTGCACTTGGCGACGGTGGCCTCGCGGATCACCTCGAGGATCGCGACCAGGGTCGCATCGTCCAGGGTTACGATCTGAGAGTTGCCCTCGATGTCGCGCAGCTGAACCTTGCACACCAGCTGGTTGGGTTTGAAGTCAGAGTAGCTGGATTGACGCTCGATGTTGAGTGAGTAGATCTGCATGTTGATTTCTCCTGTATGACTGCGGTTGAGATGTACTACACCGATATCTTGGCAGATATCGGTGTGGCTGTCAACTACCTGGACGAAACCTCGACATTAAACTTGAGGCCCTGGATGCACGACACCACTTCGTCGTGCAGGTAAGTGTTGAGGTGGGTCTCGACCGCATCGTCCACATCGACCATGTCCTTGATCTCCGATTCATAGTCGGAGATGTCGAAGTTGTTCACGTACCAGTCGTTGATCTTATCGTCGATGTCTGACGCATCGACGACCTCTTCGCAGACCTCGCGGATCATGTCCTTGTCGATCGGGCCCAGTTCGTCCATCTTCGCCTGGACGATCTCTTCGACCGTCTCACGAGTGACCAGCTGGGACGCACCGGCGAACAGCCTCTGCACATCAACATGCTCGAGGATATGGGGCACGAGCAGTGCCGCTAGTTCTCTCAACAGGCCGTCGTACTTGTAGCTGGCGGGAAAGCCAGGGCCACGGGTGTCTTCATTCACTAGATCTTGCAACATGGTCTTTTCTCCTGTATGCCCCCAGCACCGCGCCGGGGATAAGTAAGACTTTACCGGCGCGGTCAACTGCCGTCCATTACTTTATAACTATCGGGGCCAAGGCCCCGATAGTCTAGCCCCGCCGGTATTCCTCCTCGAGCGCCTCGGCCACGGCCGCCACCATAAACCGTGGGACCCAGTCCACCAGGGCCCGCAGCTGGTTCAATGTAATGCTGGGCTCCGTGCTCTCGCCTTCGTCATTACAGCCAAGGACCAAGCCCCGCCCAGCCAGGGGCTGGGGATAACCGGCGATGACGAAGAAGCAATTGTCACCATTGAAGAGCCCCTCGTCATCGACGAAGCAGGTGTCGCCCGCGTTATTGAATGTGGCCGTGGTGAACAGCGGCGCGTTGATATGCGTATAAATCTCTTCGTAATTGCCAGAGTATTCCACCTGGGTGATTTGCTGGGCCTGAGGGTCGATTAAATAAGCTTTCATTTGGTCATTCTCCTGTATTGGCCCCAGCACCGCGCCGGGGTTAAGTGACACATTACCGGCGCGGTCTGCCCCGGTCCATTACTTTATAACTATCGGGGCTCGCGCCCCGATAGTCCCTTAGACCGTCTCAAACACGATGGCTGCCGGTTCCCTGGCTCGCGCCAGTTGGGCCATGATGCTCTCATACTGCTCGAGCTCGCGGCCATGCATGGCGGCCATGGTCAGCTCGACCGACTGCGAGCCCTCGCCCCACCGGTCAACAATTTGCCAACCCTCGCCCACCTGATAAACCCCGTTGTCCATGTTGTCGCAGTCCATGCGGTTTATCACGTCGACGCCAACGGATAACCCAGTGGCGCCAAAAAACTCTTGGACCACGGCCACCAGTCCAGCCATGGCATACGACGGATCGGCTACCGGAGACCGGTAGCCTCGGGCCTTACACGTGTCCAGGAAAGCCCGCACTGACGCGCGGCCACCGTTCCAGTGCAAATAAACACCCACCGATTCAGACCCTTCGGTGCCCCACGTAATAACGGCTCTATTGCCCATGATTTTCTCCTGTATTAAGGGTTACCGGCACCCTGCCGGTAATGTTCACATTACCGGCAGGGCCTAGGCCCGTCCATTACTTTTTAACTATCGAGACGCCGTCTCGATAGAGCCCTCCCCATCCTCCCCCATGTCTCGAGAGACATGGGCATAGGGTGAATCCCAGTCCTTAAAATCCCCGAACTGCTCATTGTCCGCGAACCCTCGAGCATAGGCCGCAACCTCCGCCGCCGACATATTGGCGGCGGCGACTCTTGGGCTCGAATAGGTATCGCCGACGAAATAATGCGGCGCGAATGGCCGCCGATAGTAAGAGTCCGCGCGGCCCCGATCATACGGGCCGCCGTGTCTTTGATCATGTTGCATGGTGCATTCTCCTGTATTGATTGAACGAACCGATAATTTATCAATTATCGGCAATCAATGCAAGGGCCCCACGGCCCTTGCCTCAAGTTTCAAGCCCCACGGCCCTCGGACCATGGGGCTTAGTTTATAACTATCCCATAGGACTATCCGATAGCCTGAGACTATGCTACCTCGACAGCCTCGACGTCCACAACATCCCCCGATAAAAATTCATCGGCAGCCGCCCACAGCCGGACGTTCATGCGGGTATCGTCCTGCACCGATCGCATGCCCCGAGTGCTCGAGCGGCGATTGGCGCGGGTGAGGTTAACTCCGCCGCGAGTGAGGTTTTCTTGAATGGTGTTGAGAACTGTCCACAGGTTTTGCCTTGCATCCTCGAACCGGCGAGCCATGAGCAGGTCTCGGGCATTCAAACCGGCAGGCCGCTCGGAGCCCCACCGGATTTGCGCGCCAATCTCGGCAAAAGAAAAGGCCTCTTCGTCGGTCATATGCCGGGACTCATACCGGGCGACAGTCTCGGAGAGGTTATCGACACGGGAGAGAAAATCGAATGAACGGGAGCGGACGGCCTCGACAGCATTCGAGCGGTGAGGGACGGACACGGCCCCCATGGTGGACGTGCAAACAATGAGCCCATTCGCGCAAACCATGCGGAAGAGCCCCGCCCACAATTTAAACCCGGATGAGCCATCATGAGAATTCATGAGCACAACCTCCGGGAGCGAGCCCGCAACGGTGGGCGCGTAATCGGGACGGAAGCGGAGCACGTGCCGGGTAAAGTCCCTTTTATCCGCGACGCGGGTGAGGGTCTGGCCAGCCTGCACAACCTTAAACCCGGAAGCGCGGAGGTCTTCCACAACGTCAATTGTCGGGACGAACCCGTACCGGGCGGACACGCCAGAAAAGGGCTGTTGAGCGAAAACAGAGGGAACCGTGGCGGCAAGTTGATCGACGGGGATGCCGTGCTGGTTGTAGATTGAGCGGTGAGCGGTCATTTTTAAATCTCCTGTATTGAGGTTGCAGGCCCGAACCATTCGAGCCATGTCGATAATTTATAGGATACCGGGACGCTAGTCAAGCCAATCATGCAAAACCCACATTAGGATAAACACCAATAAGAGCATTATCACAGTGCGGCCCCGACGTCTCCCACGACATGATGGCGGAGCAACGAACCCGGCGGGAGCGAACACGCAAATTGGCGGACGGCCTCGGCATCATTGGCGGCCCCCTTGTCTTTAGTGTTGCGCCACTGAATCGCCACCGGCCCGCTCGAACCATAACAGCCCCCCGTGCCAGTCCCTACCCTCTTCGCGCTCGGACCATGGGCAAAAAAGGCCACTACGTAATCCCGATGGGGTTGCGCGCATATCGGGTTACCGCCGCCGCAATCGGAACATGCGAACGAATCGGACAATTCTGCCGGACAGCGAACAAACTGAACACCCTTGTATTCAGTGCTCTTCCAGTCCTGGCGCGGCAGGGCCACCACCGCCGGACGGGACAAAGAAAACGCACGAACGGCCTCGTCCATCGAATCGCATGATGCATTGATAACCGTCTTGCCCTCTTCGGGCAGAGGCAATTGATCGGCCGGGAAATGAGAGTACGTCCACGCCTTACCCTGGCGGGGGACCGCATCGACCACAGCCCGGATATATTCCGAGTCAATCTCCGCCGCCCCAGCTTTACCGCATGGCAAGAGCCCGCAGGTTTTGGGGCACGTGCCGAACACGTCCGCCGCTCCCGATCGATAGGTGACAGCGATTGGGCCCGTCTTTTTATTGCTTGATATTGCGACCGTTTTTAGCATGCTAATTTCTCCTGTATGAGTTGAGCCACTAGATTACTACGGGTAGTTTATTCTTGCAAGCCTTACCTCTCGAACGCATCGAGAAAATCATTCACCGCTCGCGATACGGTCTCATCCTTATTATTTAACATTCCCCACAAAGGCGAGGCTAAACAACCGCTCCGGATTTCCTGCACGTCTTCCAGCGTAAGCTGATATCCCTGCGAATCCGCATAAGCGATGACCTGCTCATCTGAGGCCCTCTCGAGGGGCAAAAGGCCAAACCCCGCGTCTTCCTCCACTTCAAAGCGAATGATGCGAACCCCATCGAACGATTCGACCGTCTCATATGCTCCGGCGTAATTGTCCAGCAAGCGATAAAGCTCTTTGGCGCTCATGCTGAGGCCTCCGCCGTATCCCGGAGCCATGCCCGAAGACGAGCGCCGTTCTCTGCCTTCTGCCCTTCGTGCAGATCGGCCTTCCAAACCATAAAAATGCCGTTGATATATCGGCGACCATACTCGATCGCCTCGCGCTTCGTTTTGAATGAGGGACCATCGACCTTTGCGGTGTTGGTGCCAACAAGCCATTTTCTTGCCATGGTAATTCTCCTGTATGAGTTGACTACACCCACACTATAGCATCATTACTACCGGTAGTCAATCTAGGGAAAACCCGAATGCTTCCTCCAGCTTCTGCCACCCCTCGGCGTTCTCCGGAATCCTTATGTCCGGCTGGCATACGCCCACCGCTAAATCCTTCGCCCTGTGCGACGGATAAAGCCAGATCTCCCTTTTCCTTGCCTCACCAAAGCTTGCCAAGATAAAGCAGGGATAGTCCCGATGCGCCTCATGAAAAGCAACCTGATGGGCGCTCAACTTTATTCGACCGCTCGGCGCCGCCACCTTCAGTTCGACCAACAAAAAGCGCTTCTCCAGGGACAGGATGCAGTCCGGAATTCCCAGGTTCACCCAGGACTCAACGCGGGTAATCCTCGTCTTCTTCATCCCCGCCTTCATCCTCCGATAAAACGCTGTCTCCGGCTTCATCAAATTCCTCCCCTGTAGTGTGATCAGCTTCTCTTTCCATCTCTATCGCATCATCCAAAGACGTGTCCTCCACGTCGATGACCTCTTTCCGAGGGGAGTATAGGCGCCGCAACTCCTCCAGCTTCTTCTGCACCTCCTCTTTGCTCATCGAGTCAATCGTCCCATGACGGATTTCTTTGCGATCCACATAGATATTGCCCAAGGCTTGCCCCCTCCGGTACTCCGCCTGGACTGCCGCCGCCCAAGCCCCGGCCTCGATCGCCTTATCCCGAATCATCAGCAGATCCTTCATGTGGCGCTCAAAGTTCGTCCCGTACTTCTCCCCGAGCTCCCTCTGCCTCTTTTGGATGTAGGCCACTACGTGGGGCTTGCGTACCGGATTGGTCAGTTCTGTGGCCCTGCTATGGGCAGATGCCGCCGGATAGCCTGCCTCGATCGCCGCCTCCCGCATGCTGAGTTGTCCAGCAGAAGACAACCATATTTCTACAAATTTAACTTCCCGCTCGGTCAGGACCTTCCTTTGCTTCGGCCCCCGTTTATGTATCGCAGGGTCATACTGCGCCACCCTGGACAAAGCTTGCGCCTGCTTCTTTCGGACTGTCGAGCTCATTTCAATCGATCCTCCAGAAAAAGCATCACAAAGAACACTCCCAAAATTACGACAAATAACATTACGGCTCTCCTTCACAGGTGTAACTTTTCGCCCCTCCGCCCTCACCATATACGCTGAAAATTCAAAAAAAAAAAAAAACTTTTCTTTTTTTATGAATTCCTGGACGTTTGTAGTACGAAAGGTTAAAAAGCATGGTTAATTGTAACATCAGTAATTACGTCAAAACACTACTGTAATTCGCTGTAATTTATAACTCATTGAAAACAAATAGAAATTACGTCTATTACACCAATTACGTCAAATTTTGATTTTTGGTGATCATAAAAAACTTTTTTTGAATTTTCAGCGTATAAGGCAATTTTCCTCTCTCCTCTGGCCCCTGGTCCGTGTTCCTTGATCCATAAATAACCGCTCACTTCGCTTGCAGCCCTTATCCTGCCTGGGCATTACGTTTCTACACCTTCTCTACACCTCTTCTACACCCCTTTCTCTACACCTCTTTGCGCCTTCTACACCTCTCATACCTTGCCTTTTTTCTTGGCTTCCTTCGGGCATGCCCAGTGGTTCCCGAGCGCTACAAGCACGAGCACGTCTGCCGGTAGGTGCCTGATCCCTGGTTCTTGTTTCAGGAACGCGTGTACGACGTCGTTGAGCTGTCCTTTCGTAACCGAGGCGGGGATGCACAGGGATGCTCCGCCGTAAGCGTCTGCGGCCCCTACGATGTATCCCAGGGCGTAGGAGGGGCCAAAGCCGGTCTTGTTTATATCTTCGAGGTCTCTGAGCAGTTGGTTTCCTGTTTCGTAGACCGTGGCCTGGGATACGGTGGGGGTTAGTGCAAGGGCAAGAAACATTGCGGCAAATGCTTTATTGATCGTCATCGATTTCGATCTCATTGCTTTCGTCCTCAAAGAAGTTGGTTTTGAGTTCTCCGACGGGGATTTCGACGGTTTTGAAGCGCTCAAGGCAGGTGTAGCACCGGCGGGTTCGGGTGATCCAAGGTTCGCGGTCCGGGAATTTGCGGGTGTCGAGCACTTTTGTTTCCTCCCCGTCGCAGTAGATGCACCTCATTTGGTAGTCCCCCTCATGTGTTCTTCTCTTTCAGCTTGGCCTCGATCAATTGGGCAAACTGTCTCAGGCAAGTGCCGTCCCCGTCCATTCCGTCTTCTACGAAAGGGGTGAGGAACACGCCTCCAACTAAAGACGGATTGGGGCCGATGGTATGTTTTGTCCAGGGGATGATTCCTGCCAGGAGGTAGAGATCGGTGATTTCTTGGTCCGTGAGCCCGACCCATTTATGTTTTGTGTAGCCGTTTTCGGCCCATGCGACTTCGTCTCGTAGGAGCTTGATCCGTTGTTCAAGTGGGGTGACGGCTCGGCTCACAAGCTCGACCAAATAATCATCTGCGGTCATGCCCTGTGGCATCCCGTGGACAATCTCTGCGATCTCTTCTTTGGTCATGTGTTCTTCTCCTTTAGTTTGGCTTCTACTCTGGCTACGGTTTCTTGCCAATCCTTCGAAAATCTTTCCTCATCCCCCCTTGCTCGGATTGCGTCAGCACATTGGTTGGCGGTAGCAGAGGCATTTCCAGCGTAAGCCAGCACAAGTTCCTCACACACCTTCGCACACGCCTCACGCTCTGCCTTCTGCGCCCGTCGGACGAGCTCGATGATCATTGATTCGGGGAGCGTGAACTTTGCTCCTTCTTGCTTGATGCCGCTGGTCATGACCTGGGCAACCAGCATGAGAATTTCGTCGTTTGTCATCCTCTTCCTCCGTAGCGAATGGTCCGATGGGCCAAGACGTGTAGTTCGTCGGGGTTTTGTTCGGCAAGACGGTCGAGTTGTTCGTCGTCCAAGGCCTCGCCTGTATCGGCAAAGAATGCTTTGTCGAAGTACGCATCGCAAAAGTCGGGGTAGTCGGCGCTATCTAATCCGGCCAACTCCGCATCCACCACTTCTCTCCCGTCGAGCGAGAGCTTTAGTGTGTCTAGGCTCATTTGTGCTCTCCTAAGAACGGCTGGTTGCTCTGCCACAAAGCGGCGCACGTCATCTCAAGCTCCGTATTGCCGCGCTTGATCGTCAGGGCGTCCTGCTTGCCCCGCTTGTACGCTTCGAGGACCTTGGGCGTTGGATCGTGGACGATGAGCCCACCAATGAATGCCGAGGCCAACATGCCGCAAAGAAACACAGCGGCAAAGGCGCAAGGCAAGAGGTACTTCTCTCTGAGGAACGTCATTTCTTTCTCCTTTATTAAGTACTACAGCTTCATACTACGGGTAGTTTTACACGTTGTCAACAGCCTTTTTCTTTTGTTCTGCCCAGACGAGGATGGCGCAGGTGGAGCGGTGGATCTTTAGGCACAGCTCTTCGGCCGCGTTGAGTTGTTCCTGGCTCGGGTGGGCTTCGGCCAGGACCTCTTGCAGGAGGCGGGCCGATTGGTTGATGGTGACCACGTCACCTCCAATATCACTGCATTGTTGGTTGGTTGGGGTTTGCATACATGTCCTCATAGCATTTAACGGTTGCGGAGACGAGTTCGCGCAGGGGAATTTCAGAGACCTTCCCGATGACTGCGACAGTGGTGGCCAGGGCCACCAGCGACTCAGCAGGATCTAAGCCTGCCTCAATGGCGAAGTTCACCGAGTTTAGTGAAAGCTGTTTCATGGTGTGTAGCTTCCTGCTCTCAGCGTTCATGCTGATGAGAACATCCATGATCTTCTTTTGCTCTTTAGGGTTCATCGTGGTCGGCCTTCGAGCCGATCGCTAATCAGCATGGCGTAGCCTGCAATGTCTCTCCAACTGTCGGAGTAGTCCGCATCGCCGTTGATGATGCGGGCGATCTTGTGGACGATCATCTCGAGGGCCTCGGCTTGGTCCACGTCCAGGGTCTTTTCCCGGTGAACCAAGTAGTGGTAGACCAACTGCTTGAAGTTCTGAGAGATCTCGGCCTGACCGAGGAACAGTCCGTAACGTCCGGCGCGTTGGTCCAAGGTCGTATCGATGGTGGTCGGGGTAGCCGACTTTGGCGGGCGGCCACGGCGAGCGGTGGTCTTATTCTTTGATCCAGGGGGACGGCCACGGCGTTTGGGTTGTACTTTAGTTTTCATAGGTAATCTCCTTAAAAGGGTGCTGTCCCGTATTTAGCGGGATCTGGTTTGTTTAAATCTCGTTCTTGGACGGCGGCTTTTTTGAACCATGCGGCAACAAGCTTTCGTTCTTCCGCAGTTTTGAACGGCCAATTCCAACGCGACATTGGCAGGCCAGATGGGTGCATAGGCTCTTTCATTTGCCCCTCACTTTGAGCAGGCGCTCAATGGCAAAAAGAAGCCTGTATCGCCAAGACGGCTTGGAGGCGGTCTTGATGACAAGGCGCAGATAGTCATGCCCATCGTAAGCACGGCCCGTCTCCTGCAAAAGCTTATTACGCAGAAAATGAACCCTCTCTAAAGCTTCATCGCGCTGACGACGATACCGACGAGCAACACTCTTCCAGTACTGCAAATTGGCAACGTCCATGGCACTGGCAAACTTCATGCCTTGGACGTTCTCCGTTTGCTCTTCTGTTAGCAGCTTCATAGGATTGCTCCCAGGATAATTGCTGCAATAACGTAGGGCCACATACTTTCTCCTTTCTGATTGTTGAAAAATCTACTGCTAAGCCTTACTGCGAAAAACTCCCTTAGGCGCTGGGTCCAAGTACGGACTTGGAGCGGTCCGTGGTCCGTAGATCTTGTTCCACGCCTCCTCAACCAACCTCTCGAGGACATGATTGATCGGCAACTTCTGAAAGTGCGCCAAATCCTTGATCTTTTCATGAGTGGCTACTTGAATGATGACCGATTTCCATTTGGTTTTGTCCATGTATAGGATTATAGGATACCGGTTACTCAGCTGTCAACCCAGTCCGACCATTCGTCCTGAGTCCATACCAGGATTGGCGTGTCGGCTCCTACAAAGGCGCCTTCGATGTTGTATTCGATGAATTCTCGGGCTTCTTCCGAGCTCATGCCCTCGCTCATGAGGTTGGCTCGGATGAGTTCGGCGTCATAAACGAGGACTTCTGTCCTCTTGCCGTCGGTGCCCCAGACCAAGGCTGGTCCGAGGATGGCGTTGTCGTGTCCGTCGATCTTTAGCATGGCTTTCTCCTAAAAAATGTCACCGGGGGGATCCCCCCGGTGACCAATCCCCCATGTAAGGAGAAGGAGACTCACTAAGCCGATTCCCCCCAAGACGGGCCCATCTCTAGGTCCACCTTGCAAGGAACTTCCAGCTTAACACAGTCCTCCATCACCCTCTTTAATTCTTCTGCCTGCGCCCGGTCTTTGACCGAGAAGCACAGCTCGTCATGCACCTGAAGCGAGGCAAGGCATCCAACTTCGTTGAAGCAGTCAAGCAGGGCCTTTTTTGTTTGGTCGGCGGCCGAGCCTTGGATCAATCGGTTGAGCCCCTTGTAGGTCATGGCGCGGCGAATCGGGTGCCCGTACTCGGCAAGCGCCTGATCTCGAGGCAGGGCCTTGTGCAGTGGGCCGTAGGTCGCGGGCTCCCAAAGTGGAAACCGGCACCGCCTGCCCAACAAAGTACGGACGGCTCCTCCCGATTCGGGGTCATCGATACGGGCTTGGACGCTGGTAATCAGGGAGCGCAGGAACGGGACGCCGTCGTGAAACTTGGCAATCAGACTTGCCGCTTCTGCATCACTTAGGTCCAGTTCGTTGGCCATCTTGGCCCGTCCCATGCCGTAGGTCAGCCCAAGGCCAATGGTCTTGGCCTGCTTTCGGGGGATCTTTGCCATGTCGGCCACCATTTGATGGAAGTCGGCATCGGGGTTTTCGCGATACTTTTGAGCCGCCTCCATGGCGCTGGCAAGTTTGATGGATACAGCGTAGTGGACCGTGAGCCGTGGTTCTTGCTGGGAGTAGTCCAGGCTCGCCCACTCTTCTCCCTCTTCCGGTAAGAACAGGCCCCGGATCATCGGGCCGATTTCCTCGTTCCGAGCGGGGATCTGCTGAAGATTGGGGTTGTTCATGGAGAATCGCCCGGTCACCGTGCCGCCATCATCGGATCGGATTTGGTTGATGTGAGAGTGAACTCTGCCGTCATGACGAGCGTAGCCCAAAAGCTTTTGGACAAAGGTTCCAGAGGCTTTGTTGTACTCCCGAGCGCCGACGATCATCTGTGCAATCGGATGGGGATGGGCGGAGAGAAACCCCTTGGTAAAGCTGGGCGCGCCTCTTTCGGTTTTGTTGTAAGAAAGGTTGAGCTTGTCAAAGGCCCGAGCAATGCTGGCCGCCGCCCAAATGTCCACCGAAACCCCGCAGAGATCCTTAATCTGTTTAAGCAGGGCCTGCTCCTTAGCCTGTAGGTAGTTGCTGACAGACTCGGCCTTGTTGGTATTGAGCCGAATGCCGCGCTGGGTCATCTTAATTAGCAAAGGCGTGAGCGCTGTTTCAAGCTCGAAGATGTTGGAACACTCTTCCTTGATCAACTCAATCTTCATGATCTGCCAGAGCTTCAAGGTCAGTGCCGCATCCTGCTCGGCGTACTCTCCAACGAACATGGCAGGCAACTTCCAGAGCTCTTTCTTTGGGTCGATGCCAAACTCTGCGGCGGCCTTGCGCAGGCCCTCCTCGGACTTGAGCTCCTTGAGGTAGTCGAAGGACAAGGCGTTCAAGCTGTAGCTCATGCGGTTCTCATCGACCAGCGCGGCGGCAACCATGGCATCGAGGATGCGTCCGTTGATCTTAAATCCTTCGGCCAACAGCCAGCCCACGTCGTAGGCGGCGTTGAAGAAAATCTTGTCTGCGGGCAGATCGAGAACGCTTTGAACGTATCGGCGCACGATACCCTCGTCCAAGTTACCCCCGCCCTCGTGCTTGATGGGCAAGTAACCCTTCCAGCCCTCCACGGCAATGGCAAAACCGACGATGTCGCCCTGCTTGGTCGGCCAGCCTGGGCCCTCGGTGTTCATGTTTGGGTCCCGTGTTTCGAGGTCGATGGCTATTTCTGTCGCCGACGATAGGTCGGGGAGCGTGTCCGGCGGGAGCCACTCTGTCTTGGAAGGTTTGATGAATGTCAGGCTCATATGTGGAAAGCTTTCGAGTAGTCTTTGGGAAGAACCAAGTAGAGATTCTTCTTTGCCCGTGTTACGGCAACGTAAAACAGGCGGTGAATGTCATCTGGCTTTTGGTGGTAGAGGTCCATGAATTTGGAAGACAGGTCCATGTGTAAGGCGACGTTGTCAGCCTCACCGCCCTTGGCTCCGTGGATCGTGGACAGGCGAATGCGTGGCTCGCCGCGTAGAGACTGGCCCCTGCGAAGAGCGGCACGAATGTAAACCTCTTGTGGCTGGGGGATGCGAATCAATGCCTCGTACCATGGGGTTTCTTTTGCAATGTCAAGCCCGTGGTTCGTGGTCAGTTCTTCAAAGGAATAAAGCTGAGTATCGGCGCCGTCAAACTTCTTGAACCCTCGCCGGACCATGCCGGGGCCCAAGAGGTTGTAGATGTTCTTGACTTCCTTGGCGTTGATGGAATCGCCCTTGCGTAAGCGCTCCCATGCGTAGACCGAATCAACGGTGCCCTCACCGATCGAGCGGACGTGGTTGCGCTCAAAGAGGATCCCAATGCTTTTTAAGTGCTCGTGGACCTCGTTGAGCATGTAATTTGTGGAGGCCAGGATCATCCAACTGCCTTCAATATTCTCAAAGTCAATCGAGCGCACGTTGAAGATTTTATGGATGGCACCCTCAGTGTCCATGGGCTTCCACTCTTTATCGACTCGGTAGCGCACACGCTGAATGATCTCGGCGCTCAGGTCGTGGATGGCCTGGGGCACCCGGTAAGACTGATCGAGAACGACGTTCTCTCCTGGCAGTGTAAGCAAGGACGTTACATCTGCTCCGCTCCAGCCAAAGATGGCCTGATCATCGTCTCCTGCGACGTAGGAAATGTTGGTCTTGTCGATGAGCCGCTTGGCAATCTTCCATTGCAAGGGCGTCAAGTCCTGGGCCTCGTCGATGATCACTGCATCAAAGGATGGGTAGGCATCGTCAAAGGCGTTGGAGAACATCTCCAGCATGTCGGTAAAGTCGTAGAGGTGGTTCTTGAGCAAGAACTGGCGGTAGGAATCATGCAAGAACCTGAACTCAAACCAAGTCATCTGAAGCTCAGAGGCGTTGTAGGCCACCTCGAGATCGACCATCTTCTGCCGTGCCAAATGTATGACGGCAAAGGCGGGGTGATCCACGGAGACTTCCCAACTCTCATCGCCCTGGGAGAACTTCAGTTGGATGCCGATCTCCTGGGAGAACTCCCGGATGTGGCTGTCCTTAAGAACCTGCTCGCTACGAATGCCCAAGCAGACAAACGACAGACTATGGATAGTGCGAAAGTTAGTGAAGCTCTTTGCATTTAGGTGCGGAAACTTCTTGAGCGCCCGCTCTTTTGCCTCGTGAGCGGCCTTTCTGGTAAAAGCAAAGTAGCCAATTCTTTCTGGAGGAATGCCCTCGTTCAGCAGCTGCTCAACGGTATTAAGCAGGAACGTGGTCTTTCCTGTCCCTGGAGGGCCAAATATCTTCTTGGTCTCCATTAGAACGGCGACTCCTTGCTCTCAATCTTCACGTGGAACGGCGCATCCTGGCGCTTGAACGACGGGATTCTCCACAAGCGGACGGTCCGGCTCTTGATCGTCACGGACACGGGGGAACCTTCCATGTCACGCAGGCGCTGAGCAATCTTGGGCGAGGTCATGAACGTGAAGCGCTGACGGACGAGGTAGGACTCGAGGTCCTTGAGCCGGAAATAAGTCATGCCCTCTTCTTCGTCCGTCCACGGGCGGCCCATGAGAAGCTCGTCCTTCTCCAGGGCGCTCTGCATATGTGTGCAAAACTCCTCGAGCAGATCGTAGAAGCGGCCTTCGTTGCTGGTATCTTCCGGCGCCTCAGTGATTGCTTGGCTCTCGACCATTTCCTTTAGCAGAGAATTAAGCAGGCGTTCCCACTGCTCTTTCTTAACCGTGGGCGGTGCAACGTTGAGCTTGTTCATGCAGACGATTTGAAACTTGTGCTGTTGCTGGAGCTCCTCGGTCGTGAGCTCGATGCGCTTGCCCTCTACGTCTAAGAACCACAGGGGTGGGTCGCTGGCGTATTTAGATAGCGCCGCGATTGTTGGGCCCTCGTAATTGCTCTGCCCAATGCCGTGCTTACGGGTCTTACAGAGACTCGAGTTGCAATGGCTGTTGATCGGTGCATCTTTGCACTTGTAGTGGTAGTCCTTGCGCTTTAACTGACGCACCAAGAGATTGATCTCGTTGAGCGGCAGGGGCGGGGTCATGTACTTCTGATTGGCCTTGAGGATCTCGTCTTCCCATGTGTCAGGGAAAGCTTTCCTCAGGTAGATGCCAATATTGAACAGGCCATTGTTCCGTGTTCCTTCAGGGAAGCCCTGGGAGCAGAGATACTGCAAGCATGGTGGGCCGTCGGGCAGGTCTGAATCAATTGGAACGACAGGCTTTGGCGCTTCATTGCCGGGAGCGGCGGCGTATTGTTCGTAGAGCTCGTAGAACTCCTCGAGCGTAGCGGCGGTGCCATCGTCTTTGAATGCGTAACGTGTCCCGCTGTCTCCGCCGAAGTAGGGCAGATTTAAGAAGTTGCCCGTGTCGCCACGGTCAACAAGGATTTCAGTTTGTTTTGGGAAGATCTCACAGCCGCTGTAGCCCAGGTAGGACGAGAACAGCTTGAGGTTCTTCTGCATATCAGCCGCTGATATTGGGTCGCGGCAGAACATGAAGGCGTGAGCGCCTCCGGATTTAGAACGAAAGACGATTAATGGAAGTTCGAGCCGTCGGATCTTCTTGATGAGGGCTTTGTGGTCGAGTGGGTATTGGTCGATATCAATACACCCCCAGGTACAGGTGTTATCCGAACGGATCGGAATGATCCCAAGACTAGGTTCCACACCCATGAGGTGCTTTTCCCAAAGATCATCCCCTGGGGACTTACGGATAACAGTGGCCTTTCCGTTCTTCTTTCCATCTTCTCTTTCACCTTCTATGAGGTACGTGCCATAGGCAATATCAAGTCCTTCAAAGATCGACTTGAAACGAGAGATATCGAGCATGAGCTTCTCTTTCTGTATGAAAGGCCCGACCCCGAAGGACCGGGCCCTAGCTCATTTAGAATGCGGTGTGGGCCTTTGGAGCTTCGGCAGCCTCATCGCTGTGCTTGACCTGCACATCCCCAGACTTAACGGATTCGGCAAAGCCCTTGGCCATTAAATACTGAGATTGGTTTTCGACAGGACCGACACGCTCAACTTCCCAACCATACCAAGTGCCCTTGTCATTGGACTCCTTGGACGTGGTCAAGCGATAAACCTGACTGTACGACGGAGGCGTGAACGGACCGTTCTTGCCATTCATCTTGACAGTCATCATCATGCTGTTCCACTTGCGTGACTTTTTAAGCTGTGTGGCCTTCATTACAATCAGAGCAGGATGGTCGCCCTTCTCATCGAGCACCAAGACGTAGTGCTGTGCGCTGTTCTCGATGTAGTTGCCGCTCTCCAGATAGTCTTTGCTATCTCCTGGCTTGCGGAACGTGCGGGACATGACGTCGCTTGTTGCGGGGTAGACGTTGACTGGTGCGCCACTGCCTTGGCCACGGGGTGCCCATTCAATGTACTTGCGCTCGTAATAGCAGGGCAGAACAAGAATTCCTTTTTGCCCGTCGTAGAGCTGGTTGGAGACCGTGTTGAAGATCATGCCTGCCTTGGCGCCCTCGACTGACTCGAGTTCCGGGGACAGTTGTGAGAGCACCTTGAGAAACGGAAGTGCGAGGTCTTCCTGGGACATGTTTTCCATGCCATTGGATGCATCGGCCTCAAACATCTCGTTGACGAGGGCTAAATCGCTAGACTGCTTTTTGGCTACTTGATTCATGATTAGTTTCCTTTTTACTTGGACTTGATTTTTGCTTTCCAGCCGATGTAGGCGCCGAAAAGCTCCGTGTCGAAATCAACACCTTGCTCGACCAGATCTTTGATGAAGGCCTTGAGCGTTGATGGCTCGATCTTCTCCGCTTGCTCGGGGATCATCCCTTTCTCACGGATTTCTTGGATGAGATTTCCTGCCTTCCCATCCTCACCACGGCCGAACTGCACGGACACGGTGTTCTTGATGATGTCATCAAAGCCTTTGGCACGGAGCCATTCATAGGCCTCGCCTCTTCTGTCAGACGGAATGCTTGCGCTGTAGAAGGGCTTGACCTCGATGAATGATCCATCGGCCATCCGGAACGAGTTCATGTTGAGCTCGCGCATTGCTTCGGGCAAACGGTTGTCTGTTATGTCCCGAAGTGCTTCTTTGCGCTCTGACAAGGTGGCCTCGAGATCTTCGATTTCTTTCTCGATCAAGAGAGCCTTCTTGGCAAGATCGCTAATGCCGGTGAGCGATTGGTCAGCAAGACCTAATGCGTCGGCATCCTTTTCCAACTGCGATACATCAATACTCATCACTTTCTCCTTTCTTGTAAACGTCAATCTGAATTGGGTAGTACTTCATTTCACGCTTGTCCCACTTCAGAAGCTTAAACCTACCACGATTTTTGTTTGATGCCAAAACAGCAGCAAGACACATCGCAGCAGGGTCCCCGATCAAGAGCAGGTAGTCCTCATCCGTAAAGTTGCTTAGGATGCGGTTCATGCGCTGGACCGTGGGTCCTGGGGAAAAGGTGATCTGTGCCACGGGTGGCAACAGGAAAACCAAGTCCCCAAAGGCTTGGGCTGGCAAAAGATTGTGACGCATAGTCTCTTGCACAACGTAAATTTTTGGCATTCCGTCTTTCTCCTTTATGACTTCTGAGATAGACTATACCCAAGGCGAAGGTGCCTGTCAAGAAAGGATAAAGATGCTAGTCGATTACCGATTTAAGAACGAGCCATATGCTCATCAAGCGGCATATCTACACCGTTTCTGGGATGACCGGACAGCGGCGTTGTTTGCTGACATGGGCACGGGCAAGTCGTTCATGCTCATCAACAACATGGCAATGCTGTACGACAACGGCCACATCAACGGGGCCTTGATCATTGCTCCAAAGGGCGTGTATCGCAACTGGGCAGAACTTGAGATCCCAAAGCACATGCCGGATCATGTCACGCATTCTGTAGCTCTCTGGAGCCCACAGCCGTCTAAAAAACAAGAGATGGCAATGGAAAAGATGTTTGACATTGACGATAAGCTGCACATCATGGTCATGAACGTTGAAGCATTCTCCAGCCCTAAGGGCACCAAGTTTGCAGAGCGTTTTTTGTTGTCCCACACGGCACTGATGGCCGTGGACGAGAGCACAACAATCAAGAGCCCGACGGCTCAGCGGACCAAGAACATCTACAAAGTCGGCAGGTTTGCCTCGTTTCGCAGGATCCTGACAGGCTCCCCGATCACCAAAAGCCCGCTGGATTTGTACACACAATGTGCGTTCCTGAACCCTGATCTTTTGGGCTTTGCCAGCTACTTTGCGTTCCAAATGCGCTACGCAGTAGTGGTCAAAAAGACTATGGGTAGTAGGTCATTCAACCAAGTTGTGGGCTACCGGCGTCTGGACGAGCTCACTGAGAAGCTCCAGCCTTTTGCTTTTCGGGTCACCAAGGAGGAGTGCATCGATTTGCCTGAGAAGGTTTACGTGAGCAGGGATGTTCCGTTGACCGAGGCGCAAGAGCAGGCCTACGAGCAGATGAAAAAGACGGCGCTTTCCATCCTGGGCGACGGCTCGATCACCACAACCACTACCGCACTGACTCAGATCATGCGCATGCACCAGATCTGCTGTGGGCACATTCGATCGGATGACGGTGAGATTAGGGAAATCCCTAGTAACCGGCTTGATGCATTGCTCGAAGTAATCGAAGAGAGCGATGGAAAAGCCATTATTTGGGCCACTTACACCCATGACATCCTCAAAATCCACGAGGCGCTATCCAAAGCCTACGGCGGAGGGTGTGCGGCGACCTACTACGGGGACACCCCAGGGGATGAGCGCCAGGAAATCGTCAATAAATTCCAAGATCCAAACTCAGAATTGCGCTTTTTTATTGGCCAGCCAAAGACTGGGGGCTATGGATTGACGCTGACCGAGGCCAAGACGGTCATCTACTACTCCAACAGTTATGACCTGGAGGTCAGATTGCAGTCCGAGGACCGTGCTCACCGGATCGGGCAGACCAAATCTGTGACCTACGTTGACCTCATGTCACCCAAAACCGTCGATCAGAAGATTGTCGAAGCCCTGCGAAGCAAGATCGACATTGCCACCCAAGTGCTTGGAGAGGACCTCAAGAAATGGCTAATCTGATCATCAACACTGTCCGTAGGTACCGCTACGAAACTCTGACTCGGCAGGATTTACCGGAGGGTCGAAAGTATGTGAACCAACATGGGGAGTCCCTTCCAAGTGTGACCACAATCCTGTCTGCCGGGAAGGACAAAAGCGGGCTGGATGCCTGGGTCAAGCGGGTCGGGGAGGAAGAAGCCGAGCGGATTCGCAAAGAAGCGGCGGCCGTGGGCACCGCTATGCATAGTTTTATCGAGTGCCACATCAAGAATCGACCGATTCGCCCCGCCAAGGAATGGTGGCAATTAAGGGCTTACCGGATGGGGGCAACTTTGATGGAGGACTTCTTTGACAACCTCGACGAGGTCTGGGGCAACGAAGTGATGGTCTACTGCCGGGGAAAATATGCCGGAACCACTGACCTAGCGGGAAGGTACAAGGGCCAGGAAAGCATTGTGGACTTCAAGCAGACCAATAAAATGAAACGCCGGGAGTGGATCGATGATTACTTTATCCAGTTGGTCGCATACGCCCAAGCCCACAATGAGCAACACGGCACCAAGATCCGTCAAGGCGTGATTCTTATGGCCGCCCAGGACGGCCCGACCGAAGAGTTCTTGCTCTGCGGCCGGGAGTTTGATTCCTATTTAGATAAATGGAATGCTAAGGTTGCGGCATTTGCTGGCGCTGCTGAAGCATCGGACTCAGAAAATCCTGAGGAAACAGAGCCGCATAGTTCGCCGCCAGATTCTGCATATCCCCTTGACTTGGCATCTGAGGAAGCGTCCTTGCTGGAGTACTTTGAGAGAGACGCTGATTCGCAGCCGGTACAGCAGGAGCTGTTTGGGCAGCACGAGGCGGGATCACCGGCATCGCGCTAGGCACTTGGCGCTCTTGATCTGAGAGCGCCTGTGTTGCTTCGATCCCCGCCACACGAGCACCACCTTGCATCAGAGCAGGCAAGTAGCCACCCGCTTGGAAGGTGAGCTTGCTCATGGTGTTGAACGTCTTATTGTCCGTGATCGGCTTATTGGCGTTCACCAGCTGGTGCGCATACTCAGGGTCGGTCAGCGCCTTGTAGAGCACCGTTTCGTAAATGGCATTTTGCTGACGGCTGAGGTAGCGGCTGGCAAGAGTGACACCGGCATGCATTGGGCTGATCTGACGAATCATCGCCGCACGGGCGGTGGCTTCAATCGTTCCAATGCCTGCACCAATCTTCTCTCTTAGCGCCTCATCCAGGGTCGTGAACGGGCTGATCGTGCCAACTGGCGCCTCACCCGCAAATACTCGACGCTGTATCTCAGCAAGCTTTTGTAGATCGTCGAGGTGCTGTTTGTCATAGAGAATGTTCAGTGATTTGCTGTGACGGGTCAGGAAATCCTGCAAGAACAACGGATCGCTTTGGTCCATCAACTTGTTGCGGACTGTGTCCCAAACCTGCCTCTGCAGGGCTTCTTTGCGTTGAGTCCCGGTGGCCGTGGGCCCAACTCCGGGAGGAGGCTCTGCCCCAACGGCATTGACGAGCTTGCGCATGACAGCCGGATCGGTAATGGCCTGCTGAACTAGAGCATTTGGATCGGCGTCCGGGCGCACTGATTTCTTAAGGATGGCCATGAGCTCATCGTCACGGGCAAGATCAACCCGGTCTTGCATTTCCTTGACCCGACGTGCCATGTCAATGCCGATCTTCATCTCATCAGAGACATTTGCTTTGACTTGATCTGGCATTGCATCGTAGACAGACTTAATGTTCTTTGAGCTCAAGAACTTTTGGAATGCTTCGGGGTCGATAATTCCGTCTTTAATCACTCCTGGCGCAACGCGAGCCTTATCCAAAAGGACATTGGTCATGGTCCGCATGTAGGCGGGGTCCTGGCCAAAGATAGCGTTCAAGTCGCGAATATTTTGAGCAGAAGAGAAGGCTTTGTTGACCAGCTCTTCGTTGCCTGTATAGAAATTGCCCCGTGGATCGCGCTTCGAGATCAGAAGTGGGAAGGCCTTTTCGTAGCCGTCGGTGTAGACGGCTTTGTACTCGTCCATCCAATTGCGAAGTGCCTTGCCTTGATCGCCACGCACCCCCTTAAAGTTTGTGAAGATGAAGTTCTCCACATCACGCAGAAGTGCGTTCCCACGATCGAGCGTTTGGTTGGCTTGATTGCGAGGAGTACCAAGGCCCAAGAGTCGGTTGTACTGGTGGATGGAAATGTTGCGGTAGGTCTGAGCAGCATCCAAAAGATCCAAAGCATCTGGGAAGGTCATCGATGTGCTGACGTCCTTCATCGCCATCTTTCTTGCTTCGTCTCTAATTTGTTCCACTTGATCTTTGGTAAACGGAGGCGTATCACCTCCCGTAATCGCCTGAAGCTGCACCGTCCCGCGCCTGGGAGGTGTTGTAGAACGAGGCATTTTCCCCGTTAATACGAATTGAGTAGCCTTGTCGAGATAATTTTTTACCTCGCTTTCCTGCATCATCCGAAGAACTTTTGGACCGTCAGGGTCCTCCATAATTTTTTGCCGAACAATGTCAGGAATGTACTCGGCGGCCGCTTTATTCCTAGCGTCCTCAAGACGACGCAATTGGTTTTGCATCAACTGCACGGGATGCGGTGTTCCATCCGGGAACATCCGATCTTCTTTTGTCATCCTGTAACGGTTGACCAAAGAGCGCCCAAAGTTTTCGTAGTCTGCAGCGCTGATGCCAAGCGGATAAATGGGCGCACCCTCTTGAATGGTAGGAATCTTGACTCCTTCCACATCAAACCCTTCTCGCGCACCAATGTTTTCAGCAGCACGGCGAAGACTCTGGAACTTGGCGCTCATCTGAGCTAACACACCACTGCGCAAGCTCTCGCCAATCTCATCCAAATTCTGAGGGACAAAGTTGTCCATCACCCGAGCTGCTTCGCCCTCTTGCAAATCAGTCAATTGCTTGAGCGCATTGTTGACCGTGCGAGTCTGATCCGCATAAGTAAGCTGCAAGGCCTTGTCCAAATTCATCTCTGCATTCGGAGCAAAGCGATCAAAGGCAGTTAAGAACCCTTCCCGGTTCTTTTGATACCGAACCTGCGCATCTGCCAGAAGATCACCAGCAAGCTCTCGGAACATCTTGTTCCGTGCGACGATCAACGGGGCATACAGACTCTGCTCACCGGCATCAAATAAGAACAGTTCCTTGAGCCGTGGATCGTTCTCAATAGCGTCTGTAACCTGAAGCGCTTCTCTGACTCCAGGAGCCATGGCTTTTCCAGGCGATTCCACCAAAGGAGCCAGTACTTTTTCCACATCACGCTCTGCTTTTTCAGCGTATTTACGCCCCGCGTAATTAGTTACACTACGCAAGAACGGGATGTTCAAGGCCCGCTCACGCCCAATCTCAGCAGCAAAGCCCTCGGCTGTCTGACCACCGAACATCTGCTGGCCAACACCTGCGACGCCTTTTGCTGCCTGCACGGAGGGCAGACTGCTTGCAAGGCTGATTATTTTTGAAGCGGCCAAAGGAATAGCCACTGTTCCAGCAAACGGGACAGTCGCTTTCAAGAAGTCCTTTGCCTCGCCTGGATCTGCAAACTCTTCCACAGATTGCTCAAGACCACCATAAGCGCCACCAAACCCAAGGTCCATGGCAACTGCACCGGCAGGATTGGCCCGTGTGAAGTCGAGCATGTCCTTCGCAACACGTCTGGCTACGCCAGCATCTGCAGGCAAAGCAGAACGAAGAACGTTCGTCCTGGCTACCGCACCAAGAAGGCCAGTAAACGGTAGAGCAGATCCTGCTCCTGCGCCGATCGCATAGGCAAAACGCTCAAGAGAATTTGTCGGAGCAGTCTGCCCACGGTTGAAGTAATTAACGAACTGAGGAATCTCGTCGTCTTTTACATTTGCAGCCTTGGCCACGGCACGGATCGTTGCATCGGGCAACGAAAACAACATGGTATTGAAGCCCGCACTGAATTGCTGCAAGGCATCGACGGCAGTCCTGGCCGCACCTTTGCCTTCAATGTCTACTCTCCCAGTTTGAGTCAATTGTCCCGCAGGAACTGGGGCAGCTTGTGTGGCGCCTACAAGTTCTCCGGTGTCAACGTTTACCTGTTTTCCACTGGGAAGAGTAATGATGTTCATTGCTGTCCAGTCATAGTGCGAAAGCTTTCAGCAGTAACTCTCTCAGAAGTGCCATCAGGTAGTTTAACGTAAACCTCACGGTTGGGATTGACTCGGAACATCTCTCCCATGTATTTGAGATCCTTGGACTCGAGCGGAGACTTCTTGTCGCCCAACGGAACTTGCGAGAGCTGACGCAAAGGCACTTGCTCCGGGAACAGACGGTGGTAGTCCCTGTTGATTTCGTTGATCGCACCCTGACGGAAGTTCTCAAGCACGGCAAAGAACTGTGACTTGTCTTTGAAGATCGCCTGAGGATCGACCAAGTACTTATTGACTTGCTCCTCGGACCAGTTCGATGGACGACCCCGATACGCCATGGCCATCTCACGCAAACGCTGGTTCATCTGCAGGCCAGCATTTCTCTGTTGCTGCAACGGAACGTTTGAGAATGGGTTTTCACCAAAAAACGGCAATGTGATGTTGGTCAGGCCGCTTTGGATCGAAGGCACGACACCAATGAAGTTCTTGTCCATGATGTCTTTGTAGAAGTTCTCAATATCCTGGACCAGAGATTCGTTGTTCGAGATCCGATCGATCAGCTCAGGCCGCTGCTTGTTCGTTGCTCTCGAAAGTCTCTTATCGCTTGTCGAAGTAAACGGCATAGTGGGATCAAGGTATCCGACTCGTTCTTTGTCATTTGGATTTAACGGGCTTAACAAGACCTTGCCAGAGGCGACGTCATACAGCTCGCTCGTATCCGGCAGTTCTTTGATCAAGCCAGACTTATAGTCCTTGGCCATGCGAACATAAAACCCATCGTCGTATCCTGGATAACGGCCTTTAAAGGATGCAGCCAAGTCGTTAATCGGCGCAGACTTAGCCAAGAGCTTGAGGCTTTCTCTTTGAAGAAGGCCACGCTCTTTGGCTTCAGCTGCCATCTCTTGCTCAACTGCACTAATGGCAGCAGTTTTAAGTGCTTTGTCTTCACGAGAAGTTTCGGCGCCAAGAGCGGCCAAGCCCGCAGGCAATCCCTTAAGGCCCGTGGTCAAACGCTCTAAGGTGCCAGAAACACCACGTTGTTTGCTCTTGGCACCGCCCACATTAAGAGCAGCTTCTGCCAAAAGAAACAACGCCTGCGCCTGACGCATGTTCTTGTCATCGCCAAGCAGGTCTCGATAAATTCTGTAACGCTCTTCGGTACGCTCTTTGAGTCCACGCTCTGTTGGCTTGGGAGGAGCGGGAAGAGTACCTTTTACGCCTGCTTCGGTAACTTCTTCCTCCTCGTCTTTTGCGGACGGAACAACTCCTGGCGCAATTGCAACAGCATCCGCTGCGTCCGATTCACGACTTGGAAGGGGCACAGGAGCGCTGGGCGCTACAGGAATCTTCTCTGCAAGCCCACTGGGTTGTTGACTAATTGGGGCAGGAACTGGAGTTGGCTCAACTCCAGGCAAATACCGATACCCCGGAGTTTCCGCCACACTGCTGCCAAACTCCAGACCAAACGAATCACCAGTGGTTTCACCAGCACTCTTGTCTGTGGCCATTAAAGCTTCTGTGCCAAGATATCCGACACCTGCCGTGTACCCTAAAGGACCAAGCATCCTCAGCATCTGTGGGCCATACGATGATTGAGGCAAGAACGGAGTGCCACGGCTCGCCATGCGAGGATCAGTGCCACCAACAGGCTGGTACATGCGACCCCTCTTGTCTACAAATGGGATGGGCCTGCCAGAACGAGACGTTGGCGCCTCAGTCTTTAACAGGTCCAAAATGCTCTGTGTGTAAATGTTTCCCGAAGGAACAGAAGTAGGAGCTGCTCGCCCATAGCTACGCATCGCCTCTAAGTAACTTGGATACGCAGAAGGAGGCAAATTAATTCGCATGTTCCGAGAAACCTCACCCGTGGGCGGTGATCCGGCTTGCCGCATCACTGGCGCTTGTTCCGTGGGCGGTGCAACAAGGCCCTCGATACCACCAGGACCGGGAGGCATGCCTTGGTTGGGCATGCCCTGCTCTGGCATAGGCATCCCCTGAGGAGCACCTTGCTGAGGAGCGTTCCCTGCCATGAGCGCTTCAATGCCACCCATTTTTGGAGAAGCAGCAGGAGGCGGGGGAGGAGCCGCAGCTGCAGGAGCACCTTGCTGTTGAAGCTGAGACTGCATCAATGCCAAAACTTCTTCAGGTGTCTCGAACGCCGCTTCACCGACCATACCCGCAAGCTCAAGATACCGCTCATCCAAGGAGCGAATATCGCCACGCAAGTTGTTGGCGATGATCTCTAAGTTGTCCGGAGTACGATCTTCATAGCCCTCTACACTTTCCATCCCAGAAACAATTCCTTCTTCTGGCTTTCTGGAAGGCGTACCGATTGCCATGAACATCTGTCGTTGCATGACAGGATTGTTCATTTATCCACCCTATTAAAATAGCCCTGCTTTTTTCGCTCCGGCCGCAGCACTCAAGCCAGCAATCCCCAGCCCCGCTACTTGCATCAGAGGACTTGCCTGTGGAGCAGTTTGTGCAGTCAGTGCAACCTGTGTACCAGGGGCACCTTTGTATATGTCCGACAAGAAGGATATCTGTTGATATGGCGTAAGCGCTTGTTGCAGTTGTGTCGCACGTTGCGCTTCGAGCTGCTGTTGAGCAAGCGCTTGTTCTTGCTGCCCAAGAGTGCTTAGTGTCTGCACATCTTGAAGGCCAAGCTGTTGAGCACTCTGGCCCAAAGCGGCTTGTTGCACACCCAGCTGACCAAAAAGTTGTCCGGCCTGCAAGGCTCGGCCTTGTTGTTGGCCAAAAAGGTTCTGCGCTTGTGCGTAATTTTGCGCAAGATCCTGAGCAATTCGTTGGCTCATGATGTCCTGCAGGCCACGCTCTGTTTCTGCCCGTTGAACGCCTTCACGAGTGCCACCAAAAGCACCAGCTCGAACAGCCTGAGCGGCCTGCCCTTGACGAGCAATGTCTGCCTGACGACGCATCTCGGCTAGAGCTTGCTGAGTGACAAGTTCTTGGTAGGGATTTTGGTATTGCTGCAACTGAGCCGTGGTCGGCGCTCCAATAGCCTGCCCAGTCGAGGTGATCCCTGCCTCTACTGCTTTTTGTCCTGCTTGCAAAAATGGCTGATATGCACCAATGCCCTGTGAGCCTAGTTGAGCGGCCTGCTTTTGCAGGTCCGTCATCCCTGCTACCTGATAAGCGGGCAGGGGAAGTTGTTGCTCGGAGAGCTTTTTAGCGGCTTCAAGTAGGCCTAGCTTATAGGCCTCGATCTGCGGCGCTTCGCGGACTATCTGTTCGGTGACTTCAGCCATTATGCTTTCCCTTCAAGTGCTTTCATCATCGCATACATCCTTCTGGCGCCTTCTCTTCTCGAGCCATTTCCAAGCCCTCGAACAGCTTTGGCGGTAAAGACAAACTCACCATCAGAGAGCATCGCCGGGATGTCATCCGAAGTTCCCGTTCCCGGTCCGTTGATTGCCCCATTTTTGCGAGGAAACTTGGGCGTTCCGCCTTTCTTCAAAGAAGCAATGCCGCCTTCTGCAGCAAACATTGGTCTTTGTTGACTGTATTGGAAAGATGGGTAGCGAACCGGAGTAAGCGCATATTGCATCGGAGAAAACTGCCTTGTTGGCAGGCCATATCCCATATATTGGGGAGTGCCATATTGAATATTGGCGCCCCCAGGAGTGGTGCCATAAATCTCTGGGCTTCTGGCCAAAAGATCAAATCCTGTTTCTTGTGGCACGATCCCAGGAGCAGGCTGCTCTTGCGGACCAAAGCCGCCTATTCCGCCAAGGACGGCGGTTCCTGCAGCAACAGTCGGGCCATATGAACGTATGAAACTTGGGTTGTATGCGTTTGATGCAGCCTTCATCGCTTCCGAATAACTTGCACCAGCTCCCCTAGCGGATTGAAAAACGGGACTATTTATTAATTGCTGATCCGTATAAGAGGTCGGAGAGAAAAGCTCCTTGGCCCCTTGTACATACTCGCCCTGCTTGAAGAGGTCCATGGCCGACGGGGCTTGTTGAAAGCCTGCGGTGCCTGTAGCAGAAGGGCTCGTCAATGATGTGATGCCCTCTCCTCGAGGAGCCATCAATGAGGGAGAAGTTTGAGTTCCCGGCAAGCGAAGTCCGCCACCCAGTTCTTCTCCAGGAAATGCATTGCCCGTGGCCAAACGCTGATCGAACATTGCTGCGCTTTGCGCTTCGATCGGAGGAACTCCAGCGGCCGCTTCCCCTGGGAAAGGCGCTCCACTGGCAAGACGCTGATCAAATAGACGAGCGCTTTGCGCTTCGATCGGAGGAACTCCAGCGGCCGCTTCCCCTGGGAAAGGCGCTCCACTGGCAAGACGCTGATCGAACATTGCTGCGCTCTGAGTTTCCAGAGGGGAAACAGTAGCAGCAGACGGCACAATAGCGCCCTCACCTGGGAAAGGCGCTCCACTGGCAAGACGCTGGTCAAACATTGCTGCGGTTTGCTCTTCAATGGATGGGACTGAAGGGGCAGCAGAGCCGGGAAGAACTTGTCCATCACCTGTGTATTGAAGGGTCCCAGTAACCTCTGGCTGCGCAGAAGGCATTCCGAGCAAGGACTTACCAGACTCAACAGCCCGATTCCACTGGCCGGAGATGGTTGTAGGACCGGCGTAAGAGCCGGATTCAAATGCTCCCATGCCGCCGGTGACACCAGCCGTTGCGCCAGCAAACACACCGCTAAAAGCGCCCGATTTAAGGGCAGCGCTTAAGCTTTGCCCAGCCAAGAGACTTGAGCCAAAGCCACCAACAAAGCCGCTCACCGCAGCCACACCTGCGGCAGAAGTAACTCCCAACGCACTAGCTGCCGCTGGGCCAAGGAAAAAGCCCAATGCAACAGCGGTAACGACCTTGCCGACCGTGGAGCTTGCGAATTTCTTCACGGCCCCAGCTACGCCTTTGACCACACTTCCTACCGCCTTGGCAGCTCCTTTAAACACTCCGCCCACGGCCTTTGCAACAGACTTAAGGAAAAACTCAGGCAGTCCAGTGACGGGGTTGATTGTTCCAGAACCGCCCCTGCGACGAAGCATTCGTGCCTCAGAGGGAGTAATGTGAGCCAACATCCGGTCGCCGTTTCGGCCTTGATCGGCCAAAATCTGAGCGATGGGATTAAGAGTAACGATTCCGCCATTGGCAAAACCTTGAACAGGCATGGGCTGTGTTGAACCGGACATCTGATCCAGAGCCATGTTCAAAGCACCAAAATAAGCGGCATCAAACTCAAGAGGCAAAAGCTCTTCTGGGACGCCCTCTTGAATGAATTCAGCCCTGATTTCTTGGTAGTTCTGCGGCTCGGCCAAAATAGCATCCACCATCTGACCAAGAGCGTCAATCACCTCGGGAGGCAGTTGCATGCTTTGCAATGCATTCTTAAATTCTTGCACCGCAGCAGGATCGGTTTCTTCTGCCGCTGTCAGCAGCTCACTGCCAAATTCCCTGGGGTCGATTTGCTGACGAGCAGACTCAAACGCAGCCGAGGCAGCGGGATCAAAAGGTGAGGGCTGATTGACTGGGGCAGGAGCCGGTGCTCCCATGCCCCCCAGAGACATAATTCCTTGCTCTTCCATTGCTATCCTTTCCAAGTTTGCCGGTGGGCCGACTTCGCCCGCGCGTCGGGAAAGGACGCGAATATGGGCAATATTATGCTGTAAATCACTAGTTCCTGTCTATCTCTAGGTACGATAAGTAGAAGACCACATCGTCCTCAGAGGCCGTCACGGCAATCTCGTCCGTAGCCTCCAAAACCAGCGGAATCCCACTAAATACGTCCATGGTCCCGTTGACAGGCAAGAACGAATCCCGCAGAACCTTATGTGCGGTCCCGCCCAGGGGGTAGACCGTCACATCAATCGTGGCATCCGTCGAGTTGGCATTGGTCACCCGCAGGGAATTGACGATGGCCGAGTTGGCCGCAGGCACCGTGTACAGGGTGTGTTCCACCGTAGCCACAGATTCGTGATATTGACGAAAATATTTATTGGCCATTAGTACATCTCCGCAGAAACAAACACCGCCGTCAAAATAACAGAAGGAATTTCAGGCCGTGTGGGGCTAGTCCCAGCAGCATAGTGCTCTAAATAGGCCCCCGCTCGGTCTGACCACCAGGCCATCTCAAGGTACTCCGTGGTGGGGTCGTTGACCGTAAAAATGCCCGTAATGGAGGGGACAATGTGCGACCAAATGCTGCCGCTTTTCCTTGCTGCTAAATCAAACCGAGTGTTGCTCAGGGCATAATTCGTGCCAGCGTTCTTGGCCCAAATCTCAAACTCCCCAGTGGCATTGTCCTGATTAGACACCTGAAAACGCATATTGATCAGGTACTGACCTGGGTAATCAAAGACGATCTTCGAGGCCCGTGATCCGTTGATCGTGGTGCTTGCAGCAAGCTGAGACGTGTCTACAGTGTATACACCGACCCCGCCTGTCGTTCCACTGACCTGGGCGATTACACGGGTTCCAGCGGTAATACCGGTTCCTGAGAGCTCCATGCCGGTGAGAATCGTGCCAGAAGTAACTGCCGTGACGTCCAAAACTGTGCCAGCAGAACCAGCGCCGTCGTCAATCTCACCGGTAAACACCGCCGTATGGCTAGCCACTTTGATCCCATACTCAAAAATAGGGGCATCAAAAGTGACAATGTTCTCGGACGTAGTGCCCACATTTTCCTGGTCTTCATCCGACATCAGCATGGCATAGGGCAGTAAAATGCCTGTGCTCGGCTGAAACCCTCGCACGGATCCAGCAAAACCACCTCCAGCCGCGCCTCCACCAGAGCCAAACCATGCCGCTGCCCCAGAAGCATTTTGATCCGGGATTGACGTGTAACTACTGTTGAGCTGCAGAACAATCTGCTCTAGCGACCGTACCAGCTGGTCAAACTGCTGCGGGCTGTATTGTGCAGGTGCAGCATTAGGCAGTCGGACGTTGAATATCTTGCTCATCGCAACCCGTCAGGCTGAATATCTACCCGTAGCGTGCCGTAGCGCCAGAACGTATCCGTTTCGTCGCTTTCAATCTTGAGCGAAATCTGCCTCCCACGCGCGCGCGTGTCTACCTTTTGGGTGCTCGGAGTCACCGTGTAGGGGTCCAAGGAGCTCGGGACTGCAGTCGATTTCG